TTAGACCGTTTCATAGCTGTCATATGGATTCTGATAGTAACTGTTCTGATAACTGTTTGAACGGTTATTCTGCTGATACTGATTTCTGCCATAGCTTGCGGAATTTCCGTTCTGATAGCCGTTGTTCTGTGTGTTGCCATTCTGATGTTTTGCCTTATTTCCTGTGAAATAGAAGTTGGTTACATAAATATCCGTTGTATAGTGCTTGTTGCCGTTGCGGTCATTGAAACTGCCTGTCTTGATATTACCCTGAATGGCAAGCATATCGCCCTTGCGGAAAAACCTGCCGATATTCTCAGCGTTCTTGCCCCATGCAATACAGCGGATAAAGTCAACGGTCTTGTTGCCGTTTGCGTACCTGTCAACCGCAAGGCTGAACTTCGTGCAGACACTTCCGTTCTGCGTGTTTTTCAGTTCAATGTCACAGCAAAGCCTGCCCATCAAATTTACATTATTCATCGTGTTCGCTCCATTTCCATATCTCTAACAAGAGGTTTCCTGTTAGTTTGTTCATCTCTCTCAGCCTGTTTTTTGTCCTTTTCAGGCTCACTTAAAAACAGAATATCTCTTTCAAGAACTTCCTTAATATCCGCCTGACCGCTGTGCCAACAATCGACATACTTCTGTGCAAGCATAATCTGAATGTCAATCGGCTTTCTTTCAAGCTGTGCGACCGTCACTCCCAGAACCTCAGCGATTTCGGGAAGCAACAGCTTTGCATAGTGCCTGTTGTCAGGCTCAGACCGAAAGAGAAGCATTTCTTCCGTGTACGGCTTCATCGCTCGTTTACCATTCTTGCAAGTTCACTCTTGTCCGTGCCGATTGCAAACTCATACATGAGATTCAGCTTTTCATTTTCCGAAAGCTTCATCAGACTGTCGATTTCAATGCCTGTATTCTCAGCAATCTCGTTCATGCCGAGAATGAGTGTGCCTTTTCGCCATAGCCTTTCGATTTCCTCATACTGCTTATGGGCAGAGAGTTCGTCACTTGCTTCATACTGCATATATGCCGTGCAGATTTCCGCCTGAATTTCTTCGGGCATCTCACGCAGGTTATCCGTGAGAATACCGAGGACACTTGCTGCTTTTCTTAAAACTTCAATATCCATGTCTATATCCTCTCTATCTGATGATTTTCCAAACACTGTTTGGAAAATTCAAATCATTCTTTTCTCGTAGCCCAGTTGTAATATGTCTTGCCGTTGAACTCATTTTCGATGACATTCGGCACAACAACGGTCTTTCTGCCGTTTCTGATGTAGCTTGTTTCCTTGCCCGAAAGCAGGGACTTAATCTGACCTTCGGAAAGTTCCACCCCGAAAACCTTAGTCAGATTCATACCGCACCTTGCAGAGCAGTACCAACCGTACTTGCCCTTGACAATCGGCTTTGCACACTTCGGACAATTACCGATAGACGGCTGATTTTCGCTGAAAGAAACCGAATTGTCAACCGAGCTATATTTAGCGACAAGTCCCTTTACGAAGTCATCTATCTCATTCATAAAGCTGTCAGCGGAAAGATTGCCACGTTCCACTTCAAGAAGTTTGTTCTCCCAATCGGCTGTCAGCTGTGCGGACTTGACCTCATCGGGCATGACCTTGATGAAATTTCTGCCTTTGCCTGTTGAAGTGATTTTCTTGCCGTCACGCTCGATATATCCGTGCTTCACAAGATTTTCGATAGTATTCGCTCTTGTTGCAGGAGTGCCGAGTCCCTTTTTCTCAGCATTTTCGTCAAAGTCTTCTGCACCTGCGTGTTCCATAGCAGAGAGAAGCGTATCTTCGGTAAATGCCTTTGGCGGAGAAGTGAAATGTTCCGACCTTGAAGCTTTTGCCGTAAAGGTCATGCCGTTTTCTAAGTTCGGCAGGCTCTTTTCGTCTGACTTCTCAGCTTCACCGACATTGCTGTCTGAGGCTTTCCAACCTGATTCAAGGACGGTTCTGCCTGCTGCGGTAAATTCCGTATTCTCGCAGATAAGCGTAACCTTGACAGAGCCGTACTTATACGCAGAAGCCGAAGCACAAAGCAGACGGAGTGCCACCAGTTTCAGAATATTCTGTTCACCCGAAGCAAGTGACGAAATATCGCAGGATACACCGCTTTCCGTGGGGATAATTGCATGATGACCTGTGACCTTGCTGTTGTTGATAACCGCTTTGAGATTCGGATTTTCAACCGCACCGAACTCAAAATGTTCACTGATTGCAGGAATAAGGGAATAGGCGGTCTGTTCCATATCGTCACTCAAATACTGCGAATCCGTGCGAGGATAAGTGACAAGCTTCTTTTCATAGAGTGATTGCATATAGTCAAGTGTTTGCTGTGCCGTGTAGCCAAATTTCTTATTTGCTTCACGCTGTAAGGAGGTAAGGTCGAAAAGTTTTGGAGCAGATACGCTCTTGACTTCCTTTTTGACCTCACGCACGATAACAGCAGAGCCATTGCAGGAAGAAGCAAGGAAAAGTGCTTCATTTTCATCGTCAATTCGACTACTGCTTGCCTTGAAACCTAAGTCCAAATCAACCGTGAAATACTTCTGCTTATTGAAGTTGGCAATATCGTTATCACGCTTCACAATCATAGCAAGTGTCGGAGTCTGCACACGTCCTGTATTGAGATGGGCGTTGTAGCGTACCGAGAAAAGCCTTGAAGCGTTCATGCCCACAAGCCAATCTGCCTTTGCACGGCAGAAGCCTGCCTGATAGAGATTATCGTATTCGGAATCGTTTTTCAGCTTATTGAAGCCGTCCTTGATTGCCGATTCTTCAAGGGAGGAAATCCAAAGTCTTTTGACAGGCTTGCGACACTTCACAAGGTTGTACACATAGCGGAAAATACATTGCCCCTCACGGTCAGCGTCCGTTGCACAGATGATTTCTGTCACATCGCTGTTTGTCATAAGGCCTTTCAGGATTTTGAACTGTTCTTTTGAAGCCTCTGAAATCTTGAATTTCCACTCATTCGGAATCATGGGAAGCTGAGAAAAACTCCACTTTGCGGCCCAATCCTCTGAATATTCGTCAGGAAACTTCAAGCCAACCAAATGACCGAAGCACCAGCTAACAATGTAGCCATTGCCATCCATGTATCCGTTTTTCTTTGTGGTAGCACGAAGAACCTTTGCAAGTTTTCGGCTAACCGAAGGCTTTTCACCGATGACCAGAATACTCATGCATTACCTCCGCAGTGATAGTGATGTGTCTTGATGTAGCTATACAGCTTGTATGCTGTGTTGAAGTCAACATTCATTTCTCTGTAAAGTTCCTCAAGACCGTTGTCAGGTACGCTGAGGATTTCAACCGCCTGAATGAACTGCGGAAAAGTGAAGCCCAGTTCCTTGCTGTCATTATCGCAGTAGACGGTTCTCACACCGTCACTTGTGACTTCCTCTTCATAGTCATCATCGTAGAAGTCATCGAAATCGTAGTCATCGTCATTCTTACGAAGTGCCTTGTCAAAGCCCTTATCGTAGCCCTTACGATAAAGAAGTGTTCCTGCAATCGCAGTAGCACCTACTGTTGCAATCGCTCCGAGAGTCTTACAAATCTTGTTCATGTAAATCAATCCTTTCAATTTTTATCAGTATTCCACGGGATTTCCGTAGCTTATTTTCTTAATACTCTGAATGTTGTCGAAGTTTAGACCACACCAATTGTACGAGCCGTAGTTTCCTGAGAAAGCAACACAGCTTGGCAGACAGCCGTCAGCGTGAATGAACTCCACAATACATTTTCCGTCACCGCCAAACGGGTGATAAACTCTGTCGCCCTTGCTGTCACAGATTTTAACGGTAAACTGCGTACCGTTTTCGAGTGTTATGAGAAACCTGTCACCGCAGTAGCCGAAGAAAGTACCCATCGCACAGCAGTAATCACCGTACTCATCACGCATAATGCCTGTGTTTGTAATCGGGTCAGGCACAGCACCCTGAATGGCTGAATATGACGGATTTCGTGTCAGACCGCTTGCTTTTTCGTAGGCAAAGCAGTTTGTCCAACCGTCTATGTAGTCAAATTCCTGTATGACCTCGATGGCTTCCGTTCTCTGAACTGCTGTTGCAAGAACATTTCCGTCCTCATCGGCAATTTTAAAGGTGTATTCGGAATTTTCACGGAGTCCTGTCACATAGCAGAGTGAGTTTGATTTGAACTCAAAGTACATATTATCGATATAATCGTTATTTTCACTCTGTACAGCCGTTACCGTGTACTGTGTATCGGCTTTGCCGTCCCATTCAAGCTTGATACAGGAAACTGAAATCGTGGTTGCCGTCAAGCTGATTTGCTCCGATTTTGTAGTTTCCGTGACGCTTGTTGTCACCACAGTTTCAGGAGTTTTGTGAACTGTCAGTTCAGATTTACTGACATCATAGTGACCGCTTCCGATAAGCGTGAATATACCGCAGCCAAAAGCGATAATCTTGTCAACCAACATTGTTCTAATTGGCATTTGGTTCACCTCTGTTCACCTGAAGAAGTGCCATTGTGAAAACACCAATGTTTCCGCCGAGTATAAGACCTAAAATAAATTTAAGCATTTTTCTGCTCCTTTGCTTTCTGCTTCATCATCTTCTGAAACTCACGGTACTTGCGGGTATATTCGTAGGAATCACCGAAAATGTTGACAGCTGCCGTGTAGAGATTAGGCTCGAATTTCTTTATAATTTCGAGTTCCTCCGTCACTTTTGGATTGTAGGGACATCCGACACAGCCCGTGCGTTTCAGTCCGTATTCCGTGTAGCAGCGTGAGTGCTGTATGTTATAAAATTCCTCATAGGCTTTCTTATCGCTGTCCGTGTACCAGAACACAGGACGATAGGAATTACAGCCTTTGGTCTTGCTTTCCGAAAAACACGTCTTGTAGCTTGCGGAACGGATTCCGCCCTCAGCCTTGCGTACACCGATAATTTCAAGGTCTGCATCAAGTTGCTTTATAAGCAACTTTGCAGGCTTTTTCTTTGCGTACTCACAGCACTTGTTGGAGATTTTGAAGTCGGGCGGATTTGCTACCATAAACTCTTTGAGCCACTTATTTCGACCTATCGAAAATCGGCTCATCTGCACAACACCGCTTTCAGGAGAATAGTAAGCATTGCACCACCATTGGAGGGCAATTTTACAGTTTGGATATTTTTCAAGAAGTTCAGGTAACGGCTTGTCCTCCCACTGAAATCCGTGTAATTGCAAACGCATAATCTGTTCGCTGACGTACTTTGAAAGAAACGGCTGACCGTACTCTTTGCAACAAGTTGGAATTGGCTTGCAGGCTTTGACACGTTCAATCTCAATGCCGTACTTGTTTTCAAGGTAGTCGAGATGTTCCTTAGTTGCCGTATATTCAAGACCGGTATCAATCCAGAAGTAGCGGACATTCTTTTCCTCATCGACATTATGAATAATGTCAAGTACAATATCACTGTCACTTCCACCGCTGATACTGCACAAGGGAGTGTAAGAGCGTGAGAGAACGCTGACCGCCTTCGCATAGCCGTCAATAATAGTAAAGTTCTGCGTATCGAGGGAGTTTTCAAAAGCCTTAGACATTGTGCAAACCTCCCAAGATATGGGCGATTACATCAACCGTCCAGCCGTTTCCGATACATTTGTAACGCTGAGTATTTGAAACTCCTGCCGTATAGTTGTCGGGCAATGTTTGAAGTCTTTCTGCTTCCACAGGTGTCAGCTTGCGGACAACATAATCACCGTCAGGCAAATCAATCTTGTAAAGTCCTGTCTTAGCACCCATACCGCCGCCGTTTGCCGTCATTGTGACCGATTTGCCACGAACCGAGTAAATACGCTGTCCCTGACCGCCTTTACCAATCTGACCGATACGGACAGGATTACAGAAATGAAAATTAAAGTCATTCTGCATATTTTCATCAATCGGAACTGCAATCTTTTGACGGCTAACCTCAGCCTTATAAATCGGGAAAAGATTCGTCCCTGCCTTGTAGTAGGTTGCAGGAATGGTATGTGATTTGCCGTTTACCGTTGCAACAGGAATTGCCACCATAGTACGCTGTTTTCTTTCCATTGTGTTATTGAAAGCGGCATCCTGATAGCTTGCGGTTACGCAGTAGCTTTTATCCTGCCAAGACACACCGTTTTCAAGTACGTCCTGAAGCATAATACCCTTATCGGCTGGCTGTGTGATGTTCGGGATATTCGTCCAATAACAGCGTTTTCTGTACTGACCTGACACCAAAGAGGAATTGATGACAATCGGCTGAACACCGAGAGCCTTTGTGATTTCGTCCTTGATGTTCTGATGAATGGAAAAATTGTTTTCATAGAGAAAATATCTGCACTCCGATTCATGCAAGGCTCTTACATATTCGCTAAAAAGCCGGAAGCCCTCACCGTCACAGGAAGTTTCACGTCCTTGCTTTGCAATAGACCAATATGTACAGGGAGAACCGCCTAACAGTAAATCGTATCCTTTAAACTTCGTGAAATCACCGTCAAATACGTTGCCGTGATGGTTGATTTCGGGATAATTCTTTTCGGAAACCGTCACAGCGTACTTGTCAATCTCGAAAGCTTCATAGGCTTCTACAGGAATGTTCGCCCTTTGCAGAGCCAACATTCCGCAGGATATTCCGTCAAATAAACTTAGGACTCTCATGATTCTTGTTCCTCTTGCACTTAACTGCGATGACAACCGCAGAAATAAGGGTAATTCCCGAAATTGCTGAAATAATAATCTTCTTCATTTGCTATCTCCGTTCTTTATTCATTGTCCTCGTCGGACATATTGCCGTAATCTTCATCGTAGTCCTCATCGAAATCCTCGACCTTGATGTTCTTCTTTTTGCCCTTGCGGGATTTGAGAATGAGTACCGCACCACCGATAATCGCCAATGCACCGACACCGATGAGAATAATCATGTTGCTATTCATTGGAGAAGCCTGTTTCTTATTTACAGTACCCCCGGAACTGTCTGTTTCATCTGTAGATTCTTCTGTACTGTCTGAATCAGCGGACTTTGTATTACCGTTTGTGGCAGCATCCGCATACTTCTTGGACTGTTCCGCAGGGTCTTTGTCCTTTTCACTCTCGTTTCCTGCATAGAGCAAGGAATACAGGTCAAAATCGTCAACTTTGTTGAGGAAAAAGACGTTATCCTCATCACCGTCAGCCGAGTAGTTGATGAGAATATAGAACACATTGCCGTCCTTTGTTGTAACCGCAATAAACTGCATTTCTTCGCTTTCGTAGATGATTTTCTCATGCTTGATAAGAGTTGCATTGCCGTCGGTATCGTAGTAATCGTCGGCATAGTAGTCATGTGCCGACTCGTCACTTTCCGACTCCTCATCTTTGGAAGCACCGTCCTGAATTTCATCGACAAGCTTCTTCATATCTTCTTCACTCAGCTGATTGTCAGTTTCAGCGGTGCTTTCAGAAGCTTCTGATACAGCCATTGTTTCCGCAGACTTTGTTGTTTCTACTTCCTCTGCAAATGCGGAAATCGAAGTTCCCAAACTTGCAAGAGAGAGTGCCATTGCTGAAAGAAATACCGTAAAATGTTTCTTAGCGTTGTGCATTTTTCCTGTCCTCCGTAATTATCTTTTGTTCATGGGCAATCTCACTTGAAGCCGTCAGCTTTGCGATAGCTTCTTCCGTAGTCATGCCGTTATCTCTCAGGTACTTCTTGAAAGCTTCAAACTCCAAAGATTCTTTCTGTGCTTTGAGCTCTTCAAGAAGCTGTTTGTCCTGATTTATCTTTTCTTCAAGCTTTGGAATTTTTCTGTTAAGAGCGTCCAAAGCGGTTTCTTTTCGTGTCATATTCATGCTCCTTAGCAGAGTACAAGTCTTGGGTCTATGTAGTCCCAACCATAGCCGTCCGTGTCGATGTAGATATGAAAATTTACGTTCGTATAGGTTGTTTTCGCAAACTTTTCGCCTTCTTTTACCGTGTCACCCTTTTCAAAGTCACCGATGAGTTCAGCGTTTGCGATTGTAACCTCCGTATCCCGCTTTGTACCGCCTGAACCGTCATACCAATACTGCACATCGTCCTTGCGTATCGTGACTTTCTTATCACTTGTGTTTACGTCGATAATCTCACAATCAAACGGAGCGTAAAGAGAAGCACCGTTATCGCAGTAGTATTTCACACCCTGATACAGACCGTCATTTGAAGCGTTCCATTCCCACATATCGTAACCGAATGCCTGTTTTACGCTGTAATCACGGATTGTATCGCCTGACAGCATATTGCGGAGTGTCTGATGATTTCCATACAGTGATTCCGAACCGCTTTCCTGACCTGAGAGAAGCTTGTAGTATTCAAGCCTTTCTCCGCTATGTGACTGACTATTCAGCTTATCCTCGATAACCTCGTCAAATGTCTTTTTCTGCTTGACGTTGTAATAGAGGCTGCATTCAGTTTTCCAACGATACTGCTCGTAATAGCCGTACATACAGGCATCGTTGATTGAGTCGTTCCAGATGTGTGTATCTGTCGGAGAAACCAAAAACCAAGCATCATTTCCGTCCCAACCCCAAAACGAACGGTCATAGCGTGTGCCGTTATGCATAAAGAAAAATGTGTTTGTCGCACTGTCGATGTAGTAAAACGGCTCTGATGTGCCTGAATACCAACGGTGATCCATAATTCTGAATCCTGTGAGTTCATAATCGTCATTTGGATTGAGTACACGCAAATCAGAGTTGATACAAACGTATCCCTCACTGTCAAAATACTGACTTAGTTCAGAAGTGTAGGCGATAGGCTTGAATCTGTACTTATATGGCTGGTCATTGTAGGTGTAGGCGTCTTTTTCGGCACGGTAATATGTGCCGCTTTCAGCATTTCCGCCACCCCAATAGTTGTATGGGGAGAGTTCCTCCCAACGGGATTGATTATCATACCAATAGACAAATTCGTACTCATCGCTGAATATTTCTTCAAGTAAGTCCTCTGTATCACCGTCGAACTCCCAATACCTGATGTCGCCGTTGTCATCGGCATCAAAATCGTAGTAGTAGGCACAAAGGAAAGACCACAGCTTGTAGACATCAAAATCATATACCGGATCCCAATTGTACACGCTTGAATTTCCCCAATACCAGTTGTCAGGCTTGTCCTTGATGTTTTTCTTGACCGCACCGAAATCTATCAGACCGCTTTGCCAAGTGTCGGAATTGCTAACCTTGAGAATTTTCTCATTGAGGTCGTAGGCAAGTTTCGTGTAATACTTTTCCGCTTCCGACAGGTCGTAGTCCTGAGAAGCGTATGTGCCGAGAACAAATCCCGAACCGCCCAAGATACTTGAAAAAAACATGAGAATGAAAGCAAGCACCAAAGCGATAATCAGAATCGGAACTAAACAGGCAAGCAGAATGTTTCGTGCTTCTCTGTTGTAGATGTTCTTGACGAAGTTAAACGCTTCTTTTAAAGCATTTTTGAACCTGTCACCGAATGATTCTTTAGGCGGTTTCTTCGACTTTTTCCTACGATGTTTGTTCTGTTCACCCTTGCTTTTCAGCTTATCCTCACGCTTTTGAAGTCGCTGATGCGTATCGCCCTGTTTCTTTTCAAGGCGGTCTTTTTTCTTTTGATTACGCTCTTTGAGTTTCTGCGGACTCATCGAATTTGCAGCTCTGTTCACACCATGCCGTTTTACATACTCCACAGCATAGAGAAAATCATTGTCCTCATCGGAATTAACAGCCTTTTGCCAACCGCTTGCCGATAAGCGTTTTCCTGTATAGCTTGCAGGCTTTAGGATAATAGGTGCAGGACGGCTCAAATCGGCAATTCGCCACTGTTTTTTGAGTGCCTTTGCCTGAAACTTCTTTTCCTTTTTCAGCTTTTTGGATAGAGTCTTGAATTTCTTAGCTTCAATCCTGTACTGTTTCCTGCGTTTTTTGTAAATACCCCTGTTTACCTTTTTGGTGAACTTGTCAGCGGATTTTCGGTATTTCCTGAAACGCTTGAATGACTTCTTACGCTTCTTGAATTTAAGCCGTACTTCTTTAAGTTCCTTGCGGGATTTGGCAAGTTTCGGCTTATACTGTTCGCCTTTGAAAAGCTTGTATTCAGCCTTTTTGACCTTATATCGTGCCTTTTCAAGCTTAAACTGTTTCTTCTGTTTAAAGTGCCTGCGAGTACCGACCACGGTATCTTTTGTGATACCGAGCGTTGCAATCGTGCCACGATGATAATCGTCAATGGCTTCCTGTCGGTATTTTTGTTTCAGCTTATACCATACATTTCGCTCTACCGCCTGAGTAGTTTTTAATGTAACAGTTTCAGCACCGAGCACCGTACCCTCAGCGGTATGAAGTGCTGTATGGGCAGTTGCGTTTACAAGCTGTGCAGACCTCTTAAAGCCTTTTCCGATAAGTTCTTTCGGCTTTAGGCTGTCAAGGCATTTGGTAATGGACGGCTTATCACCGACAACTCTTGTTTTGAGATTGACAGCTCTGTGAATCAGACCGTGACCTGTGTATCTGTTGCTTTTTTCACCACGTCCGACATATGCGATAGTCTTGAATTTGCCGTTTTTCCGCTGCTGACGGACGAACTGAATCTGAAACTGTTTTTGATTTTTGCTGTATTTTCTGAGTTTCTTCTCAGCCTTTGCAAGCTGATGATGTGTTCTCGAAAGTTTCGCCATAGAGTATCACTCCTGACTATTTCAGCTGCTGTTCAAGCGGTTTGGTTGTCAGCAGGCTGTACATGACCGTATCGGTGGGGAAATTATCCGTAAAGGGAAGAATAATCTTGTCATAGCGGATAAGTCCTTCACCGGGTCCTGAGTTCGTGACAAATTCCATCTGCTGAGGACTGATATGAAGCTTTTCAGCGAGAATATCTCTGTCACCCGCCGCCTGATTGAGCATATACACAAAGTCCGAGTTATCGAAAATGTTCTCAACTTCCTGTGAAGCAAGCAAGTCCTTGACATTCTGTGTGATCCCCGTCGGTACACCGCCCCATTTTCGGAAACGCTTCCATATTTCAGCGGAATACTTGGCGGTCTGTTCTTCCTTTAACAGAAGATGAAATTCATCAATGTAGTAGCGAGTAATTTTTCTTTCCGCACGGTTCAACGTCACTCTGTTCCACACGTTATCCTGAACGATAAGCATACCGACTTTCTTTAACTGATTGCCGAGTTCCTTAATGTCAAAGCAGATAATTCTGTTGTTGAGGTCGATATTAGTCCTATGATTGAAAAGGTTCTGCGAGCCGTTGACGTACATTTCAAGAGAGTTGGCAACTCTTAAAGCAATTTCGCCCTCATTCATAAGAGTCTTGTGCAAGTCCGAAAGAATCGGCATTTTCTCTCTTGACGGCTTATTTTTGAAGAAGTCCATGTAGATTGCACGGACACAGCGGTCAATAACCGAGCGTTCCTCAGCTGTCAGACCGTACTTACCGCCAACGATGACCTCACAAAGCGAGATAATGAAGTCCGACTTTGTAGAGATCGGATTTTCGTCCATGTTGTCCTCAAAGTTAATATCCATTGGATTGACATACTGTTCCGAGTTGCTTGCAATTCTGATAAGCTGTCCGTGCAGATGCTGAACCAGTGGAAAATATTCGCCCTCCGGGTCGCAAATGATAATGTCATCGGTTGTTTTCAGAAAACTGTCGAGAATTTCACGCTTGACCGAGAATGACTTACCTGAACCCGGTGTGCCGAGAATAAGACCATTCGGATTTTTAAGCCTTGAACGATTTGCCATAATCATATTGCCCGAAACCGTATTCAGACCGTAGTATGTACCGCCAATCTGAAAGAGTTCCTGCGTGGTAAACGGCACAAAGATTGCAATTCCCGATGTGTGCATTTCTCTTGACACCTGAATTTTGTTGATACCGAGTGGCAGAGAAGAAGAAAGGTAATCTTCCTGCAAGTATTCGCAAGGGAGCAATGTGCAGTTATTCTTCTGACAGATACGCTTTAAGAGTTCAAGCTGCAGACCTAAATCTTTCTTGTTTCTTGCGTAGTTGCGGATTGTAATGGAAATATGGAAAAGTCGCTCATTCTTACTGTTGAGGTCATCAAGAAGCTTTTCCAAGTCCGTAATATACATTTTGATTGCAGGAGGAAGAATGTCAGGGTCATAGCCTGCCTTTGAAGCTTTCTTCTGTTCGTCAATTTTCATGGACTCCACGGCTGTCAGCTTTGTTTTTACGAACTTGAGTGCCGTAATCTGGTCGAGCGGTGCAACGTGCAGATTCACGCAGAAAAGGTGCTGTAATTCAAGAAAATCGGAGAGAATACTGTCAGGCAGTTCTCCTGCGAGAATACTCATTCCGTTGATAGCACCGAATGATGCACCAATCTCAAAGTTTGCCTTGTTGAATTTCAAACTTGAGGGGGCAATGAAGTCTTTGGTGTCCCAACCGGCTTTCAACATTTCATTCCAATCGAAAACGAAAGGTTCGCTCTTGAATGGATTTAAGCTGTAATACAAGGTTTCAAGCCTTTCTTTGCCGTTTAAAGCCTTAGCTTCCACGTTAAATCCCTTAAACATCTTGATGACCTCGGTCTGAACGTTGAGAAGTTTCGGCTTTGCCTGTTTATATGAACTTGCTTCAATGGTGAACGTCAGGAACTTTCTGCTCGATTGTCCGTTTTTGCCCGATAACAGCTTTGATTTCAGCATTTCGGAATATTCCGCACGAATGTCATTGAAATCGTCCTCCTGCGTGGGTATCTGAATTTCCCTGACAAGTCCGTCCTGACTTCTGTTCTGATTTTCAAAAGTCAGCTGAAATGTCACTGTATTATCGAAAAAATTGATTAAATCGCAGTATTTCGAGAAAATGCCGTTCTGTTCCTCAAATTCCGCAAGCTGATAGTTGGTATCAAAGAACTGAATGGTCTTTGAAAATCTATGTTCATCAATCTGACATACACCGTCCCTGAACATCTGCGTGTAGCCGATTGTGTTCTGAGTAGACGAAATATCGTCCTTATGTTTCTTGATTTCACTCATACGGGCAAGAAGCATAGCTTTGTCATTCTTGTCGATTTGGTCAATCGGCTTCTTTGTGACCGCTTCCGCACCCGATTTGTAGTCTGTTTTCTTTTTGTTCTTCAAGCCTACTTGCCCCTTTCTATCTTGTTTAAAAGCCGTTTCAGCTTGTTATATTCAATCTGCCTTTCAATACATTCGTAAAGATTGACAGTTCTGTAGGTTCGTTTGCGGGGACGTTTGAAATAACGGAACATATTCTTAATGGTCTGCTCAAAGAAAATGCCGTTTTTCTTATACAGACCGCAGATAAGGGCAGGAGCAGCCACCGCACCCATAACGAAGATTGCACCTGATACGCCGAGCGTTCCACGGGTCAGAAAGAAAAGCGGAATGCCCATAACACCGCCAATTCCAAACGAAACCACCTGTCTTTTGGTTAATCCGAACATGAACTTCTGCTTTATATCGTTCAAGTCCTTTGGTATCTGTACATAATGTGCCATTTTTTATCCTCCTAAACTCATCGAGCGTTAAACACAGATTTTGAAATAGCACCTGTACGCAATACTGTGAATATTAAAGCTACCGTGTATCCCAAGAGTATTGCCATTTGCAGGATAATGCCGTCCGTACTGCTGTTGAGCGAAGTGATCGCATTTGAAAACAGCGTTTTGAAGATACCGAGAGCGATGATGATGAAAAATCCCTGAAATGACAGGGCGAGAAGCTGTTTTACCCAGTTCTTGCCGACACTCGACCATTCACCGCTGTCAAGCATTGTTGCCATTGGGATAGGTGCAACACCTAAATACATAAATACCTCGATGATTCGGGAAGCAAGGACAATTACAATGGCAACCATCATAATCATCACTCCCAAGTGAACAATCAGCGAGATAAACCAGACCGTAATCAACTCACCGAGTCCAAGACTGTTGAGAGCCGATTTTTTGAGTGCAAGGTCGGTAGTCAGGAAATCTCCCGAACCGAAAAGCGTTGTGATACCGCTTGCACAAGCGTCTGTTCCGAACGAAAAGAGTGCTGATGCGATGTAAAAGACGTTCGATACCAAAATTACACCACATAAGGCTTTGATGATCCATTTTATGAATATGGAATCATCAAAGTCCTTGAAGTTATTTCCTCGGATAACAGTCTGTATCAGGTCGTTGAGAAGAATAATTGTCAGAACAAAGCCGCCGATTGGCACAACTACGTTATTACAGAGCGTTTCAATCGTTGTCCATATTGCAGTTCCTCCGCTGGAAGAACCCGTAAAGCTTGCAGGATGACCTGTCAGAAATGTTGAGATAAGACCGTCACTTTGGGTAGTCTTATCAAATGTTTCCGTCATCAAGTCCGAAATGCTGTCAAACTGCGACTTTATGCCGTCTTTGAACAAATCTTCACACCATTCCTGCAAGCTGTCGATTGCATCACTTATGACACCCATAATCTCACCGTCCTTTCATACGATTGCCCACATACCGCCCACCACGCAACCGCTGAAATTAGGTCAGATTATACTGCACCCGTCATCATGTTCTGGAGTACAGGGACAAGTACGATTGCAAGGAGGATAAGTCCAAGACCGGCCATAAGCTGCTTCATGCCCTGCGACTTTGCACCCGGATTATCGTTACCGTAACCTTCGAGGAGGTTTACAACACCCCATACACCGACACCAGCACCGATAAGGCAGATAACGGATTTAAGTACCGTACAAGCCGTTGTGATGAACGAAGAAGTATCCACTTCACCGGAAGCGGCGAATGCCTGTGTTGCACAGGTTGCACCCATGACACCGAATGTTGTGGCAGCGAGAACTGCCTTCTTTGCGAGCCTGCTTCCCTTAGCGAGCCACTTGTGCTTAGGCTGTGCAGGAGTTTCCATAGTGACAGTATCAACTGCCATAGCACTTACATTTTCCATTGTAGTTTTCTCCATTCTGTATATGTTTTTGTTTATCTGTAGCCGAAAAGGGAATCAAGGAGCTGCTGTAATGTGTATTGTTTTTCTCTGTTATTCCGATTTCGGGGTAGATACTATTTTTCGTCCATTTCGTAAACTTCAACTTTCGTTGATTTGCGTAATGTCAGGTAATTTTTTTCTTTTTTACCAACAAAAGCTTCAATATCAAACTTCGCTTTCGGATTATCGTCAAGCAGAAGATGATAATGTTTGTGACGTGTAATATCAAACTTATCTGAGAAGAACGGACGAACGCCTCTCAGCTGTAAGATACACTTTCCACCGTCCATGACGGCTAATTCGTCCTGCGATTTGAGTTCCTTGCCAAGTTTCTGATAATTCAGACCGTAGCTTTCGGATTGACCACGGGTATTTGAGGTATTGAAGCTGTCGATCGTTTCTTTTCCTAAAGATTCGGAAATTTCCTTGAGAGTGGATTTTTCCTTGCCACCTAAGAAAAGAGTGGTATCGCAGTTGCCCTCAATCGTATCGGCATTGTCCTTGTATATCGCTTTCAGCTGTGACTTTGCCTGCAAGATGATACTTGCTGAGATTTCACGGCTTCTGATAGTAGCGATAAGCTTTTCAAACTGCGGTATTTCGCCGATATTCGCAAACTCATCGAGCAGACAGCGTACGTGATAGGTCAACTTTCCGCCCTCTGAATTGTCGGCTTTGGTACACAGCAGATTGAACAGCTGAGAATACATAATTGCAACAAGAAAATTGAATGTTGCGTCCGTATCCGAAATGATGACAAAAAGTGCCGACAGTTCGTCACCCAGCTTGTCAAGTCCAAGTTCATCGTAGCTTGTGATTTCAAGTACCTCATCAATGGCAAATGGTGCAAGACGTGTTGAACAGGAGATGAGGATTGACTTTGCTGTTTTGCCTGCGGCCAATTTGTAAGCGTGATACTGCTTGCAGGCAAATGCTCCGAGCCTTTTTTGTTCCTCGGTCGGCTCTTTGTCTTTCATGTAGAGAAATTCATTGCTGATTTCGTAACCGTCAGGATATTCACCGCCTATCCAACACTCGATAAACTCAAAGAGCCTGTCCATGGCGTTCTTAAAGGTTTCATCGTCCTCACGGCATTCCGAGGAATTTATCATCTCAATCAGAGTTTCAAAGTTGCGTTCTTTAGGCGGATTGATTGTAAAAATCATAGCGATGTAGGCAGTATAGAGAAGCTTTTCAGCCTTTACCCAGAAGTCATCGCCGCCGTTCTGCTGTGAACTCTGCGTATTCTTGATGAGAACGTCAACGAATTTCAGAATGTCCTTTTCTCTGTTCTTTTTGGATATGTAGGCAAACGGATTGTAGTGCATGGACTTGCCGAAATCAATGGTATTGAATACCTTGATTCGGTACGGCTGATGGTAAATCCTGCCGTTTTCGTCCTTGACAGGTCTGCCACGCTGTAGCATTTTTCCGCACTCAATCAGTACCGTACCTTTCGGGTCAGTAACAATGTAGCTTGAGTGCATCTGCATAAGATTTGGCTTGACAAAAAATCTCGTTTTGCCTGAGCCTGAACCACCGATGACAAGAATATTCTTGTTTCTTGCATACTTCGGACTTGACGGTTTACCCATTGTCAAGCCTTCGGTCTGCGTGAGAATGACGTTGTTATCCTTGTCTTTTAAGTCCATATATGGCTCAATATCCTTTTGTTCGCCCCATACAGCCGAGCCGTATTCCGTGCCTTGTCGGAATTTCTTCTTGTTGGCAGCTCGCATCTTCATAAAGAATTTCATAGCCACACCAACCGCAATTCCAATAAGCAAATCAATCGGATTGAATGACGGCAGTATACGGGCGAAAGCTGTACCGAGATTTGTCATGGCAGGAAGTATCTTTTCTGAAATATTCTTACCCTCTGCTGTACGAAAAGCAAAGCAGATAATGTTTCCCACATAGCCGAAAATGACGTAGGCAAGGTTGTTCAGAACGGATTTTTTGACTTTTCTCGAATCCATTCAAATCACCTTAGTGCGACATTTCCTTAGACTTCTCACGAACCTTTTCTTTCTTTTTAGGTTCATGGGCAACCTGTTTCGCCATATCCTTAATCTGCTGACGTGTGATTTCGGCACGATTTCCTGTGAGTTCGCCTTTCTTTACGCTCGCAAACTCACCAAAAGCCCTTTTGAAATCTTCTGTTTTGCCTGCCTGAAAGAAAACGTGGTAGGTATCGCTGTTTGGCTCTTTTTTAACTGCATAATCAATATCATATTTCTTTGCAACCGAGAGAAACTCCTCAATACACTTGATTTCCACGTTTTCAAGCCTGCCTGAATGTTCTGTCAGCTTCTTCATGGAAACTCTGCCTTTTCTTTGCGACTTGCCCGAAAGAAAGTCATTCATCGCAGATTTCAGAACATCGGCTGTCAAGTCCTTGCTTCTGACTGATAAATCTATGGTCTTTCGCAAGCCTTTTTCAAAATCATTGCTCATGACGGAAACTCAAATACTGCGTCGATGTTGTCACGAAGCCACTTGATGAAGTCTGACTTGACAGTGCCAAACTTTTCCTCATCGTCATACTCTGCAACCACAATGCCGTTTTCGGAATCGCCGTTCAGATAGACAACGAAGCCGTAGCCTGAATCATCTTCATACTCACCACAGGTTACGCAGGCAACCGCATTTGTGTAGTTAAACGCTGTTCCGTCCTGAGAGATAAATGTTAGGGTCATACGCTCACTCCTTTCCCGCTTACTAATTTCAGTTTAGCAAAATGAAAAGCTTAAATCTCTCAAGTATTTTCAAGTGTTTTTCAGTTCTCTAAAGTGTTTTATTGCTTTTTCAAACAGATTCAAGTGACAAAACAACAATTTTACCATCTTAACGAAACGACATGATTTCATATTGAATTTTCTGATGATTTGTGATATAATGAAAGCAATAAAAACAAACTAAAAAGTTGCGACACTGTCACAACTTTTTAAGAAGGGAATTTTTTATGGATGTGTTGATGAAATATGCAGAGTCTGCTGATCTCTATTCCAAAATATCTGATCTCATAACAGCAAAAAAATATACCGTTTCTCGTGCTGTAAATTCTGCAATTATCTTTCTCTATTGGGAAATTGGAGAAACAATCTGTCAGGATATTTTGCAGAATCACAAAGCCGAATATGGTAAAAGCGTCATAAATGAGGTTGCAAAGCAATTATCTCAAGATTATGGAAAAGGATTTGATCGAACAGCAATTTTCAGAATGGTACAGTTTTATCAAGAATTTCCGGATAAAGAAAAAGTTGCGACACTGTCGCAACAATTGACGTGGTCTCATTTTGTAGTTTTGCTGCCGATAGAAGATGCGTTGAAAAGAGATTTTTACGCAGCTATGTGTAAATCTGAAAATTGGAGTGTTCGTGTCTTGAGAGAACGTAAAAATTCAATGCTTTATGAACGAACAGCCATTTCAAAAAAGCCTGACGAAACAATAAAGAATGATATTGCACTTCTTATGGAAAAAGATAAAATGTCTCTTGATTTGTTTTATCGTGATCCTTATGTGCTTGATTTTCTCGGACTGAAAGACACATACAGCGAAAAAGATCTGGAAAATGCAATTCTCTCTGAACTGGAACATTTTATCCTTGAAATGGGCAGTGATTTTGCTTTTATGGCAAGACAAAAACATTTTGTTTTGGACGGGAAAGACTACTATATGGACTTGCTTTTTTATCATCGTTCTCTCAGACGACTTGTACTTATTGAATTGAAACTTGGTGCGTTTGAACCTGAACACAAAGGGCAAGTAGAGTTGTATCTGCGATGGCTGAAAAAGAATGAGATGTGTGAGGGGGAAGATGACCCGATTGCTTTAATTCTTTGTGCAGAAAAATCACAAGAAACAGTAGAACTGATGGAATTGGACAAAGGCAGCATTCATGTTGCTCAATATCTGACCAAAATGCCGCCGAAAGAATTATTAGAAGAAAAATTGGCAATCGCTATTGAAAATGCGAAAGAACAATTAGAGCAAAGATAGTTCATACCAAAAAGGCTCTCCCACCTTACCAAGTGAGAGAGCCTTTCCACTTTTAGAATAACTTTTCAATTTCTTTTTCGCCAATATCAAGGTGATAGTAGATCCCCTGATAGGTCATAAACATCTCTTTGGAGATTGTCACAACCGCCTTATTTTCCAGATAGCGTTTGATAAGGATTTCTCTGCGTTCATTGTTTGGAATCAACAGAATCTTATCCAGTATTTCCTTTTTCACACGAGCCGATTTCGAGATCAGATCTTTCAGTTTGTTTTTCAAATTTGCTATTTCACCCTGAAAAATATTGCTCATTGCATTCTCTTTTGCAACTTCTACCATACTATCCAACTGCAGCTTCACGCTTCTGATCTGTCGGTCGATCATAATATACTGCCACAAAAACTCTTTACCTGTCAAAATAGTAGACCTCCTGCATTTTCTTTATGAAATATCTTCCGTCCAGTCCGGACAACAGCCTGAACCACTCCGACAGAAAAAAGCTTTCCAGTTCTTCTTTTCTCCGGTACACAGAATCGCTTTTGGTATGATGTCTGACAGCTAAGAGCGTGTATTTGTAACTTTCTGCTGCCACAATGACAATGGCATGGGCAAGCTGTATGTAGCCGTCAAGTAAAGCTGACATCCAGTTCACCGCTTTTCAGCTGCCTTTTCAGATCACTTACCAAAGTATGATAGAGTGCTTCGCTATCCGCTGATACATAGCGAAGCATTTCAAGGAAATTTCGAATTCCGAAAACTTCAAGATTGACATCGAACACCGCTTTCTTGTCCTCTGCGAAAATGTCCAGAATGATTCGGATGATCTCTGCGGTGTCTGCATCGTTAAAATTGCCGATGTTCACCATTTCGCCGCTGTCGAGCAGTGCGAATACTGCATAGGGGATCACTTTGTTCTCTGCAAGGTACATCGTTCTCTGTACAAACTCTTTGACCTTGTTCAGCATAATCGGTCTGCTGTACTCTGTTACGATCATTTTTTCCATAGTAAAAACCTCCGTTATTTTCTTTCTGTCATGGTGTAATAGCTGCCAACATCGTAAACAAGCCAGTTTTCCAGCTTGTATCTGGCATAGTCACGTTCTTCTTCGGTCGCATAAACTGCAAGAACCACTTCATCGCCAAACGTTGTGAGTGCGGTAATCGCAAATTCAAGGGTATCCGGATTGAAATCATCATTGACGATTTCGCTGATAACTCCGCTCGCACTGTTCATGAAAACAGGCTGAATCATTGCGATTACATCGCAGTTCAGTGTGATTCCGTCATAGGTTTTGATTAATCTCATTTTTTTACTCCATCCTTTCAATTTGATTCTTCACGCAAAAGCAGATCTTTGAGTGTTTCGTAGCTTTTCTGTGCCTGTTTCATACGATAGGAAGTCCCTTTCATAGCAAAAGCAAATGTTGCAGGCATAATGCGGTCAAATGTGCGTTTCTTCTTCAAATCAGTGCAGTTTCCCATATCCGTAATATCGATATTGGTGGTTACGATCATTGGTAAATTTGCTGAGATACGGGTATCCACAAGGCTGTGAACACGTTCCAGTGCAAAATCTGTGCCACGTTCCGCTCCCAGATCATCAATAATCAGCAAGTCGGGAGCAGTAATGCTCCGGATATACTCAGCATATTCTGATTCGCTGTAGAAACAGCTGCGTTCCACGATCTGCATGGTAGTCAGCCATTTGACACGGATGCCCTGATTCAGCAAAGCATTTGCAATGCAGGCTGCCAGATAGGTTTTACCCGTTCCCACATCACCATAGAGGAGAAGTCCGATCCTGCCCAGTTTTTCAAAGTTTTTGATATAGTTCATACCGATTCTTTTTGCTTCAGAAGATTCCACCGCTGCAATGTCGGCTGACAGATAATGTTCGGGAATATCAGCATTTTCTTTATTCTCTCTGATGACAGATGCAAGCTGTTGCTTTGCATTTTCCCGTTTTTCTTTTGCAAACTGACAGGCACAGCAGCAGCCGACAATTTCCGGCATTCCCATTTTCAGAAACCGCTCAGGCAGTCGGAACTGCTTTGCTGTACCGCATTTTCCGCAGTGCCACAAACCGTCCTCAGCGAGATAGTCCTCTGTGTTTTTATTCTTGATAAAGTTTTCTTCTGCATTTTCAGAGAGCGTCTGAAAAATGCTTTTCAGTGTATCATGCATTGTGTTTCCTTTCTGCTGTCAGATACTCCATAATATGCTCAGGAGCAGCGTTCCAAAATTCCTTTGATATGCCATATTTCATCTGCATAATTATTTCCAGCGGGGCGGTATCCGGTTCTTTGCCATATTTCAGACTGAGAAGATATTCTTTTGTCAGCTCCGAAGAATATTCCTGCAATATGCTGTCTGCTGCAATGTGATAATGCTCACAGAGAATCAGAAACCTATCCCAGAAGCGAAAAACATTCTGCTCTTTCAATTCCTCCAAGGTATAGATACTCGATGATTCCGCCATTTTCTGAACCGTTTCAGCAAATGAGATCTTTTCGATCTTGCTGACAAATCCAAACACATCACCGCTTTCACCGCAGTGAAAACAGGTGTAGATCTCATCGTGAAAGAGATTCAGGGAATTGGTCTTGCTGTGGCAGAATGGGCATTTACAGCAGTCTTTCTCGATCGCTTCGTATTTTCCCACCACCGAAGAAAGCGGATTTTTCAGGCGGATAAACTCCAGTAATTCCGTATTGATAAACATTTTCTCACCTCACAAACTGGTCGAATGGATTGACGTTGACATCGTAAGCCGAACTTTGTGCAGGCGGTTTGTCCAGCTGAGGATAATCTTTGGAAACTCTTTCGATCACCCAGTTCAGAATCGTGTGATAATCTGACTTGTATCGTTTTCCGCTGGAAAGCTTGTAGTTGTTGAGAATCTCAATGCACTTATCCACGAATGCCTTGGAATGCTGTGTCATCAGCTTCTGATATTCTTCTTCCGTCATAGTGACAGCCTCTGCATATTTCTTCTTATCCGCCTTTTTCTTCGGCGGAGCAGAAGCCGTTCTATTTAATTCTTTCATATTTGATTCTTTCGTACTTGATATGTAAGTATTTAATTGTCCCTGGTTTTCTACATCCTGATTTTCAAGATACAGGTTTTCTGCATCTTGTTTTTCTGTATTTGGAACATCTGCATTTTGATTTGTTTCAGACTGCTTTTTGAGAAACAGTTCCGGACATTCCAGACCGTCAGGGATATTCTCGTATGGAATTTCGTAGATGTGATAAACATACTCAAACCTTCCGCTTTTGGAGTAGTTCGGCGGAAGCTTCTCCAGATACACATACCGCTCATCGATCAGTTCATGGAGGGCAGCACGAACTGCCGTTTCACCCTCTTTGCAGATCTTCACCAATCCGGCAATGGAATAGTTCCAGTCACAGGGCAGACCCAGTATTTTGGACATCAGCCCAATTGCTTTCAGACTGAGTTTCTGATTTCTCAAATGATGATTGCTCATGATCGTGAAGTCAGTGTTCTTATGCACTCTGACAACCGATGAATTTGATTCATTTGCCATAATAACCTCCGAATAAATAGAAAAAGCGTTCCTCACTGATATATGAAGAACGCTTTTCGTCATCTATTCAATTTTCTTTGCAAATTTAAGCCTGTCTAAATTATATTTTTATGTTTTTGAATGTAAAATTTTCGTGAATCCAAGTTCGCTAAGCGTATTATGACTGTGGAACCGTTCCATCGTTTTTTATTCTGGTCTTTTCAATAAAGTCCGTGGTAATTGTTTTCTGCAGGAGTGCATCGCCGATATATTTTTCGTTTTGAAGGATTCCTTTAACTGTACTAAAGTGCCATTTATATCGCTTTCCACCAGTCTTGATTTTATCTCGTTCCAGTCCTTCTGCAATATCTCTTAAACTTGCTCCTTCTAAGTACTCTCTATAAATTCTTCGGACAATTTTTGCTTCACCCTCATCAATGATAAGATTGCCATCATCGTCCTTTGTATATCCAAGGAAATGCTCATGATTAACCAACACCTTTCCTTCCTGATATCGGAACTGCAGTCCCAGCTTTACATTCTGCGACAAGGATGCGGACTCCTGCTGTGCCAGCGAGGCCATAATGGTAAGAAGCAGTTCTCCGGACGCTTCCAGTGTATTGATGTTTTCCTTTTCGAATATAATGGCTATATTCTTTTCCCTCAGCTGTCTCACATATTTCAGGCAATCGATGGTGTTTCTTGCGAATCGGCTGATGGACTTTGTAATAATCATATCAACTTTGCCGGCCATACAATCATCGATCATTTCATTGAAGCCTTCTCGCTTCTTGGTATTGGTACCGGAGATTCCATCGTCCGTATAGATTCCGGCAAGTTGCCATTCTTTATTTCTGCCAATATATTCTGTATAGTGCTGAACCTGCATTTCATAACTTCCCGCTTGTTCATCGCTGTCAGTACTGACTCGGCAGTACGCTGCGACCTTTAGCTTTGGCTTATTTTCTTCTTTTGATATTCGGTTGCCTGCCCGCCTTCTGGCAGGAATCAATGTTACATTCTCATTCATTTGCTACCTCCGTAATCTGACTGTACGCATACTCTGCCTGCTTGTATGGATCATCATATTTTTTCGTTACTTTCCCGATGGCGAAAGTGCCAATCTCCACTTTTGGAGGAACCTTATACTCTCGTATTCGATTTTGGCTTCTCGCATTACTTTTTCGGATTTCCTGTACCTTTGCAAAAGTATTCTCATCCACAATCTGCGGATAATACTCAGTACCAACATACACCTTATTTTTCAGAAATCTGCCAATCATCGAATGGGTTTTATCAATGCCCGCTTTCTTAGCAGCGGCTCTCATAGATCCACATTCCACGTATTCATGAAATAGTCTCCTCACTTTTTCTGCATTGGTTTCGTCAATGACTGCTTTTCCATCTTCAATGATGTATCCAAAGGGTGTATGTGTCATGCTCTCACCAACCTTTCCGTCAAATTCAGTCCGCATTTCAAATTAAAGGTTATTTCATCTCTGGAACGGGCTGTAATCGTATCAACATATTCTAAAAACAATGTATCTTCAAACTCTTTGATTTCTGTTTTCTTTGATACAAACCGCATGAGTTTTTGTGCCTCATCCAAATGAGTAAGATCTCCGTTAATACTTTTTGAAAGAACTTCTTTTTCTTTTGCAAGCCTGTCAGCCTCCAAGGTCAGCCGGTTCTTTTCTGCATGAAAAATCTCCGGCTCTATATAACTAGAAGCCATCAGATTGGTGAGAACCATTATCTGCTCTGCGTTCTGTTCTATCTGTTCTTCTAAATCCAGTACCTGATGTAATCTTCCTTTGTTATTCGTTCCCTTGAGATCTGAAATAAATGGTTTCAGCACCTGTGTCTGTGCTGTCTGAAGTTTTCTAATCATTCTCAAAAATGCAAACTTGATATCCTCGTCACGAATAAACATCATAGAACAAGCATTTTTATCTGTTATATGTGTGTTACAAGTCCAAGACACATATTTTCCACTTGGCTTATAATGCTGTCTTCGCTTGAATTTCGCTCCACATTCCCCGCAGATAATCTTCCCAGAAAATACATAAAGGTGTTGGTACTTTCCAATACCTGTTTCGATGCTTTTTTCCTTGCCTCGTTGCTCCATTACTGCTGCCGCCTTATCAAAAATCTCATGACTGACGATTGGCTCATGGTGATTTTTGCAAAGGTACATATTCTTTTCCCCATAATTGTTATGACGATTGAAATTATCATCCGTGTAAGTCTTTTGAAAAATCACATCTCCGGTGTACTTTTCATTCTGCAGAATTCCTCGCACCGATGTTGAGCACCATTTTCCGCCCTTCTTGCTTGGAATGCTTCTCTGATTAAGTTCTTTTGCTATTACATAAGTTCCCATTCCATTAATCGTCATGGTAAAAATATCTCGGACAATCTCTGCCTCATCCGGAACAATAACCATCTTCCCATCCTTGTTCTCATATCCATATGGAGGATAGCCGATAATAAATGTTCCTTCCTCATAGCGATGTTTAACAGACCACTTGCTGTTTTGAGAAATGGATCTTGACTCACTTTCCGCAATAGAGCTTAATATGGAAAGCATCAGCTCAGAACTCATGTGTTCCGTATCGATGTTTTCCTTTTCAAAGTACAAGTAGATATTCAGCTTTGCCAGCCTTCGGACCATCTCCAAACAATCCGCCGTGTTTCTTGAAAATCTGCTGATAGATTTCGTGATCACACGGTCGATTTTTCCATCTTCACAGTCTTTCAGCAGTGCAAGAAGTCCATCACGCTTTTCCACCTTCGTGCCACTGATGCCTTCATCATAATAAAGGCCTGCATATTCCCATTCAGGATTGGAACTTATAAAATTGTCATAATGCTCCTTCTGCGTTTCCAAACTCAGCAGCTGCTCATCGGATTTGGTGGATACTCTGGCATAGGCAGCAACTCGTGTTTTCTTTTTCTCGGTGAAGTCTCTTGCCACTTCGATTTTTGTTATCCTTGCCATCGTCTCACCTCCTTGCTTTGGCAGTACTATATATCACTCTAAAGGGTGTAATTATCAAGTTATATATCCAACAAATCGCTATAAAACGGAGAGAAATTTTGAGCATTTAATTCCGATATTCTGTCATATTCATCAATGGATATAAGGCCCTGTTCAAGCAGATTTCTCGTTATCTTCTGTGCCATTTCATATTCAAAGTCTTTCTGCATAGCTTCCTTTGTCATCCTGCGCGGAGGAACTTTGGCAGCAATAGGAATGTTCTTACTCACCTGCATCTTCTCTACCTCCAAATCGATCACTTACATAGCATCTGTGGCAGCAGTATTTACGATTGCTGTTTCCATAGGAAATAAATGTCTTCCCACAGTATTCACAAATGCACTCATAATTTGCTTTCTTATCCACATCCATAAGATGGCTATTCCACCATTTATTTCTGCAAATATCTGAGCAGAACCGTTTCTGTTTTCTGCCAGGATTCTGACGGACTGGCTTACCACAGCATCTGCAGGCAGTTACCATTCCATCTCCCGGTCCGGCAGTCCCTGTTCTTACTCCGCCTAATCCGTTTCTTTTGCAGAATGTTTTGATGGTATTGACGGATACCGATAATGTATCTGCTACCTCCTTATAGCTCATGCCCTTTTCACGATATATTTGTACTAACTTTTTCTGATTCTCTGTCATCCTGACACCTCCAATTTCTGAGGTCATAACCTCTACCAGTGAAAGGACAACTAGCTCTGTTTTAAGTACCAAAGAGCAAAAAAATAATGCCCATCAGAGGTGTTAATCTCTAACGGGCAGTGTCATTACTTCCTTATTAAGTTATTTCAAAAGTTCATTCACTCTCTTCTGCACGGCATTATAGTTATATCCGGCCGCGGTTAATCTTTTCTTTCTGTCCGTGCCGTTTCCCCACTTGCCTTGAATAACTTCTCTGGCAACCTGATCCACCGATTTGGTACCGGAATTCTTCTTTTCACTCGGTGTATCTTTTTTCACGGCTGAAGTTCCGCTAAGATTTGCCGTTACCTTTTTAGCCAGATCACCTAGTCTTGAATAAAGCCAATCACCGGGACACGATTTATTGGCGAACCAACGATGTACCGTAAGAACCATCTCATCGGATTTTGGCTTGTAATTCAGAGCCTTCGGCTTGCTTCCAAGCCACAGAAGTTTCTTCTTTCCATTGCGCTTGCAAATATCGGTGCAAAGCTTGATAAGGGACGCATACACTTTATCGTTCATGGCATACGGATGTTTTGTATCCGATGCACATTCAATCGTCACAGCTCTCTGATCATTGGCATTGGAAGAAGAACACCAAGAGCGATTTTTCTCTTCCACATACATGCCAACTCTTCCATCTGGACCAATGCCATAGTTGCAGCTTGCCTGTCTGGATCTTGGTGCAAAGATGTTTCCTAAAGTTTCTACACTGCACTGACCTACTACGCAATGCGGTGTAATTCTGTCAATGGAATGTGTTCTCTTTCCGGAATGATTTGGACTGAGTCTTGTGTAAGATACCATTTTACTGTTTGTATAAGCCATATTATTTTTCCTCACTTTCTGCTCTACCTTGGAGCTACTCAAATAACGATTTGATTTTTTCTTTGTATCTGATGTAAAAAATAAAGTCCCGACAGGATTTCTCCCATCTGGACTTCAACTCGTCTTTATGTGTTTTCTATTAATTATCTGTAAAAAATAATGCCTCCCTCCACGCATCAACATATCCACTTTTATATGCAATCTCTATCATCCTTTCGGCATCACACTTTAAAAGTTTATTGTCTTCAAATCCTTCCAGAAGATAATCGATCTCTTGGGGAAAATCTCGCTTTGAAAAGAATTCTTCATTTCTTGTATTATGCTGTGGCTTTTCCATATTAACTTCTCCATTCTTCTAACAATTAACAATTTGCTGTATGTTACCATGCTATCTCCGTAGAATCAAGTTATACTGCAAATAAAAACTGGTTCAGTAAAGTTTCTTTTCAAAGACCAAATGAATCACAATATACTTATTTTGTTTTACTACTTATACTAATCTTCATCCCCCACCTCCTGTTCTGCTCTGTCATGGAGCTGCTCTAACACTGCTTTGATTTTTACTGGAATTGGAAGTCCCAAATGTCCTGCATTCTCAAGAAGGCTTACTCCTTCATTTGAAATGTAGAAAAAGATAACTGCCGTTCTAAGTACGCTGCCTGTGCCAATCACCTGCATATCCAGAATGTTTGCAATCCCTACAAGCAGAAAAATAAGGACCTTTCTGCAGATGCCTTTAAAACCAACTGCACTGGATAACTTCTTATCTGCAATGGCACACATCACTCCTGTGATATAATCTGTGATGACAAATAAAAGAAGTGCGATAAGCAGTCCATCACAGCCACCTAGAAAGTAGCCAAGCCACCCTCCGATTCCGGCAAATAAAAGCTGAATCATGTTCCAAAATTCCTTCATTGATAAATCCTCCGTTTCTTAAAAATTTGTATAGAAAAAGCGACTGCTCAAATATAAGCAATCGCCTCATCTAGCAGTAAGTATTAAGCCGTTCTTTTCCACATATAGCAGGTAACATACGGCTGAATGTTATTATGACGATTGGAAGCATTGGAAGCTGAGATTGAATGCGTGTGGGATGCACTTTGATTTCCAGTTTTCCAAGTTGAAGTTGCTCCTCCGGATGCAGTTCTTCTTACAAAAGCACCTCTTCCGCTTGGGTCTGAGCCACTTGCTGCTGCACCGCTGTCGGCATTATATGTAAGCGAATGCGTATGAGAGACACTCTGATTTCCTGTTTGCACTGCCTTTTGTCCACTCTCTGCCCCGGTCAAAAGATGCGTATACTCTCCGCCCTTTTGATTTGCTGCAAAAAAGTCCACGGACGTATTGTTGCTGTCGGTACCTGTTCCAACACCAACAGGCACTCTTCCTTCTCCCCAGGATACCCAAATTCCACCCATAATGTTTGTTGGATTTGCAGAACTGGTACTCATATAGATGCTGCCAATCGGATACAAAAGATCCAGTAAAAGAGCAGGAAGCTTTCCTTTAGGACAAAGCATATTCACTAGATTGTTTTGAATCTGCTCCATCATATCCCGCACTTCCAGCACTGTTCCGTCATCCAGTACGCAGGATAATTTCTTCCTAAAAACAGCATTGAAGTTGCAGTCCAGCGTATCTGCAAGAGTCGCTTTTTGTCCAAACGCAACACCTCTTCCCCCATGCAGAAAGTGCATAAGATACACCGCTGTTGAAACAAAGTCCGAATAAGTCACGGTATTAAATTCATCCGATAATGTATAAAGAACATCATAACTGTATTCCGGATCCAGATCATTGTTTGCACATACATTGGAGCCAGGGTTTATCTGCACTTCATTTCCATAATTCTTAAGGTCTGTTCGCTTGTATTTTACAGTGAGAGTAAGTGTATTTTTCCCCAAGCAGGAAGAAAATACAGCAGAAGTCGTACTTAAAAAGTACGTTCCATCATTATCCGTTTCGCCCAATGCATTGCACCGTTCGCTCTTTATACTGGATAATTTAGGAGATGCATATGACACAATGGAAACAACGGCACTCTTGTTTACCGTCCTGTTTCTGCTGTCCGTCACTGTAATCATAACGCTCACTTCTCCGCTTTGTGAGATATGATCCATTTCCGGTAGTTCCGGATAATCTGTTGTCCGGATCCTGCTGTCTGCTGTCATTTTCACTTTTTTAATTTCCGAACCATATGCCCCTGCGCAGCTAATTGATTTCAGTTTAAGTCCGCTTTGTCCCTGTACATAAATTCCCCACGAAGAAGGAACAGCTGAATCATCCACATCTGAAAACGTTACGGACGAAATACTGGGAATTACAGTGTCCGGAACAGATACTGTCAAATTTGTAGTAAATGTCTTGTATACTTTTCCTCCAAACAAAACCTGTCCGGTAATATTTGCAGCACCAGTGATATCATCCGTCACTGCATTACACCAACTGATAGGAATTGCATAAGAAATCGATGATGTGGAGGAACTTATCGTGTTGCTGTATGATCCTAATTTAAAGGTTACATTATAGGCTGCATCCGAAGATGTGCAATCAAATTTCACCGAAGATGCTGTGCTTCCATTCATCAAGCCGCCAAAAGCACGGATGCCGTTCCCGGCTTTTTCAATCTCATAAAACGAAAACACTTCTTCATATAGCTCCGATCCATCTACAGTGATCTTCAGCGTGAAAAAAGGTTTGCTGATCGATAATGTCGAACTGGTCATCTTTGTATACTTCTTAGTTCCCATAAAATCTTCGCTCTTATTGACGGTCCATGTTGGACTCTGTTTTGCTCCATCCACATAGATTGCCACTCCATTCTTTGAATCCGCACCATATATTGCGGTCGATGCCTGAAACACAATCGACAGCTTCGTTGTGGCTCCGCTTACCGAGCCATTCGCCGTAAGATAATACAGCGACTTTGTCAGTTTTCTAGTTGTTGAACTCATAGGCTAGTCTCCTTTCTACACATTTCTCCATTTGATTCCCATTCCCTGAGGTGTGGAAATAAAATCAAAATATCCACCATCTGATGCGGCTCCCACACTCAGCTTATCCATTGCTTCGATTGCATTGATGTGCATCTTGTTATACTGAATATAGGCAACCTCCATACCATTCTGTTGAAAGCTCATCTTTTCATTATCGATAACAATCGAATACGGTGACTCATCTCCGGCATTTTGCTTTCCAATGCTTAAACCTTTTTCTGTGAACCTCAGATAAATGCTTGTTTCCAATTTATAATTTTCAAGATCCTGTTCCTGTTTATCCACAGCATCACGAACAGACGAAATAGTGATCTGCATTCCACTTGCATTCTGCTCCACATCTGTTACTCTTCGTTCCAGTTCTTCTACTGTTGAGCCATCCACCTTCGTCTTAACCATTTCTACGGTGCTGTTTATCCGATCCGATGTTTTCATGATTTCGGCAGATGTCTGACTGACTTCCTTTGTCAAAACATCTGCCGCATTTTTTAATTCATCGATACTCTCTTCATATCTTGTGAAATTTTGAAAAGTATGTTGGCAGCACGTTAGTAATGTCATAGTGCATCACCTCCCGTATCAGCTGGACACATCACACTGAAGCGTCATAATACTGTCAATGTCTGCTGCAGATAAATAAATAACCTTGCCCGCCTTATTAAAAGTCATTTCTTTTCCGTCTTTATCCTGCGCATACCATGTATATGTAAGACTTTGTTTCTCCGAAGCACTGGCCCATGAAGTTCCGTTATATTTCATCAAGGTCACACTTTTTTCTGTGTGATCAATCTTATACCAGAAATCTTCGGACTTTGGTGCAGAAGGTGCGGTTTCACTAATACTTCCAAGAAGTGAATCTACTTCCTTCTGATTGGTTCTTACAATTACATAAGGAACTACACCGCCTAAATTATTCTTCACCGTATATCCGCCAATGGACAGCATTTCTGAAACATACGGATCCGACTTATCTTCCACTGTGATAACATCCACATAAGCTTTCCCACCGTAGGTCATGGTGCATCGGTAAGACTGAATATTTATAATATCCGAGCCGGATACCGTAAGCGTTTCGGATGTTTCCCCGCTTATATTTGTCCATGAGCCGCTGGAATATTTCGCCCACTGATATGCTGCTGATGTAATCGCTGTGGAACCTGCATAGGCGGATGTCGCAAGCAGAATACTGCCCGACTGATTCTGTACGATGGTTCCATTGGGTGCATAAACAGAAAATACTACTGCCGATGCACCGTTGCTTCCCGCTTTGGATTTTGTCCAGGTAAAAACCTTTGTAACTGTCTTTCCGGAGATCGTAAATGTCAGCGTGATATTGCCTGTTAATGTTGCATCTGTTCCAAGATTTGAAGATGCTGCTACAGAAAGTTCCAGCTTTCCTGCTGCACTGGCTGTTGCTGCTGTATTGGTCTTAACCGTAATTCCTGTTGGCAGTGTTCCCACAGCACAAGTACAAGCCGTCTGCGTAATACCTACATATCCGGTAAAAGGAATTGCAATGGTGCTTGCAGCAGATGTCTTTCCTTCTGAAGTACAGGCAATCGTCTGGGTTTCATTCCCAAGAACCACAGAAAGTCCTCCTGTTCCGGCAGATCCCGAATTTCCCTTATCTCCTTTGGCTCCATCATAGATTTTCGTAATCGTGACAGTATCAAACACATCACTCTCTGAAGTTGTCACTCTGATCTGAGCTACGTTGCTGACAAAAATGCTATGAGCCGGCTTCACCACCAATGTTCCTCCGGTAATAGAAGTATTGTCGGAGGTGGTCGGATAATCCGTCCATGCACCGCTGCTGTTTTTATACTGCCATTTGCTAATGGTCACTCCCTGTACCTGTGCCGTCAGTGCTGCCTGAGAAGCACCTACCAAAGCCTGGGAAGTATCATACTTAAAGACGTAGGTATCACTGCTCACCGTACACAGCTTTGCATTGGCTGCATTCTTCACCAGAGTATAGGTAATATCCGCAGTGATATTGATGGTATTCTTAGTTTCAGAATCATAGTAACTGATATAGCAGATGTAGGTGATCATTCCAGAACTGGATGATGCCAGCTTATTCTGATTAACTGTAAGCACTCCGCTTTTTACAGTCTCACCGGAAGTTAGTGCGGTTTCTGATGCCACACCGTCTTTTCTTTTCCACGAAATGGTGACTCCACTTGCTGTGGGAGATACATTGGTCTGGTCCAGGAACAGCACAGGTGTCAATACAAGGTTTGTACTGTCCCAGCTTGGTGCATAGGTATGCGGCAGTACGTTGGGATCTTCACTCTGGGTCTTTGGAAGATTGGATGTGATATATGCCGATAATTTTCGCTGATCCGTAATGTCCACAAATGTCTGCTGACTGGATGTTAAAATCGTAGTCATTTAAATTCCTCCTTATATTTCTACTTCACAATAAAAGGACGCATTGTCTAACACGTCCTCTGTCGTAATCGTTATTTGTTTCATGCCGATGTGGTTCTTATCCCACTCTTTATCTGCTTCTTCATCCGAAGAGTTTCGATGCCATATAAAGCAGCTTGCATCTAAAGTATCGGTGATTTCCTTATCCCAGGAATACGCCTTGCAGCACATGGTGCTTTTCTGACCTTTATTCTTAAAAATACTGACTCCATCTACAATCAATTCCGTCCGATACATTTTCTGTGAATTGATCGTATCAAGGTCTCCGGTAATCTTCTCGATTTTCGTGGCCTGGCCGAAAATATCATCTTCCAAAGAGGAAATGCTGCTGCCTTGTTTGGCGGATGCCGATGTAAGCGTTACATTCGTTGCTCCTATCGTGATGGTGTTTCCGGCAGGATTTAAATAGTCTCTTTTTCTTCCAAGCACAAGATATCTTCCATCAATCCCGTGTGGTTTTGAATAACAGTCCACATACATCCTGGATGTAATATCATCACTTGTACTGTCACTGTCTGATTCATCTAAGATTGTCAGTTCCATACTTGTGATACCTTTTGCCAGTTCCTTCACTCTTGCTTTTGCTTTTCTCAAAAGGTTTAACGGCTTGGTGACAACTCCCATATTTCAGTTGCCCATATCCATCCGATTTCCTTGACGGCATCCTCATCCGTGACATAATTCAGTCCATGATTTACTTCTGTAATATCAATTCGTTCATCCAGTTCTGTTACGTTTCCATCTTCATCTTCTTCGGTCTTTTTCGCACCGAATGGAATCAAGGCTGTCACTCTTTCGGTATGGTCCTTGGTTATTTTTACATCTAGAAGATTTTTCCCGAATTCCACTTTTTGCAGGCTTCTTTCATCGAAATCTTTGAGATAATCCAAAACCCTCTTTGAACCAATATAACGAACCCGAAGATATCCTCCGTGCGTATCAATCAGTTTATTTTTTATGGCATCCATCGTCACAGAATAATCCGAGTTACTGTAAGCAATATAATCGTTATCGTCTGTCACCGTTACTCTGCCGATTTCAAACTGCTTCTGTTCTTCTACCGATTGATTATGTACATTTACAAATTGCTCAAATAATCCTCTTAATGTACCCTTATATTCAAAGGGTGGCTGCATGGTATCTTTCAGATAAGCCAAACAGGATTCACAGGTCCAAGTATGGGTGTTGTAAAAATCGGATCCATCATCCAGCACTCTTCCTTCAAATACCACTTCATCATCCCTTCTACACTGAATTACTGATGCCATTGGCCGAATAAAGTCGATGTAGGGATGATTATATGGTGCAGACAAGGTAAAGCTGTCGATGTTTTCTGCGTCCTCACTTACGGTTGCCTCTGTAATAGCAAGCTTCGATAAATGTGGATGGTAAAAAATCTGACCATCCACATATACTCTAAAGATACTCATAGGCATCCCTCCCGGTAACGGAAAGTAGTACTTCCATCACTCTCGATTTTGATGCTGTTATCTCCAAAGCTAAGCTGCAGCTCTGGAATTTCCCATGTGCCACTGCTCAGTGTTCTGCGGAAAGTATCTGTTCCAATTTTCCAAGACATCGTGGTTTCCGCAGTCGTTATAACCGTAGGAACTACCGGCATATAATCACTTACAAGCACTGCCGTTCCACTTCCGGTAAAAACAACCTGTGTCTCTTCCACATGATACCTGTAGGAATCTGCATCACTGCTTTCCATAACAAGCTGACCCTTTCCGGTAAGTGGATCATAGGAAGAACTCATCTCAATCGTTCCAAGAACATATAGATTGGGTTCTTCACTGCAGATGATTTGGCACAGCCTTCCGGCATAACGATTGCTCACAATGGAAACCCGCTCATCAAACTGTACTCTTGTTCCCAGCATGGAAAACGTCAATGTAAATGCTCTCGGTTCAAAAGATATACGGCCAAGCGCCTCGTTAAACCGTACCGGAGAATTTCGTCCCGGCACGGTAACGGTTTCTGCCTGGGACTTCGGTATAGGAAAATCAACGGTTTCTCTTATCCATCCAAGCTTAAGCATGGAAGTGTCGTTGATCAAAATGTCTGGTATCATAGTGCAAGCCTCCTTGTTATTTTCTGCTGTTTTCCAAGGCCATTATCGATTGCCGGAAGTAGATGTCCCACCAGTGTTCCATCCTCCAAATAGATTCCCTTCGAACTATTGTCCGCAATAACAGCTAGGTACTTTTCCATACCGCTCATATCAAGCTTGCTGTCAATCATCGCTTCCAGCTGCTTATAGAACGCAGAAAGCGGCAAGATGGCCTCTGCACCCGACTCTCCTCCTACCATCAATGAAGATCCATTCATACCAAATGCGGTAGGCTTGGTCATGATACCTCCATCCTTATACCAATCGATAGAAAGGTGCGGAACAGATGGCGGTGCAATGGAAAGACTGCCCGTTACTCTAAAGTGCGGGAGTTTGATATGAGGGAGTGAAATCTTCATGCCAGAGAAAAATCCCTTGATGGCATCGACCACGCCTTTGACCTTATTCTTTGCCGCCTCAATTGGTGTAATGATCGCAGACTTTATTCCGTTCCAGACCGAAGTTGCGGTACTCTTGATGCTGTTAAATACAGAAGATACCGTACTCTTCACCGCATTGAATACCGTACTGACGGTGTTCTTGATAGCATTCACTGGAGTGGTAACGGCCGTCTTTACTCCATTCCATACTGTAGCAGCTGTGTTTTTAATGGCATTAAATACTGTAGTTACAACGTTTTTGATAGCGTTCACCACTGTTGTAACAACCTGCTTTATTTCATTCCAGACCGTAGTAAATACCGTTTTGATACCATTCATCACTGTGCTGATAACAGAAGAAACGGCATTGATAACGGTAGTCACCTTTTCTTTTATCGCATTCCAGACGGTAATAATAACGCTCTTGCAGTTTTCCCAAATAAATCGAAATGGCACTGTGATGATGTCAAATGCAGCCTGAAAGAAAGATGCAATGAACATCACGGCAGTTGTGACAACATTCTTGATACCGTCCCAGATTCCCGAAAAGAAGGAAGCGATACTATTCCACAGGTTCACAAAGAAACTCTTGATACCAGACCAAGCCTCATTCCAACTTGTACCGAACCATCCGAGAACCACATTCGCAGCATTCTGAATGACGTTCATATAGTTTGTAAATGTATTCTTAATGAAATCCCAAACAGAGCCGAAGATGCCTTTGACACCTTCCCACACCTGAGACCAGTTTCCGGTGAAGATGCCGATAAACACATCGAGGATTCCTGTGATAACTCCAAGTGCTCCCTCCAGAATATTAGCAATTTGCGTAAATACTCCTTCAAATACCGGAGCCAGAATATTACATAATGCATTCCAGATGGCAGATACCACTTCTTTGAAGTTCTGAAAATCGAAGCCCAGTGCGTTCAGTCTTTCGGTAATACCTTGTGCAAAGCTGCTGAAAATTTCTTTGATCCGATTCCAAATCCCAATGATGCTGTCTCTAAATTTCTCATTTGTGTTCCATAAATGAATAAATGCAGCTACTAAAGCTCCGATGACTGCCACCACTGCGACAACTGGAGCGGAAATGCCACCAATGGCAGCACCTACCTTTCCCATTACACCAGACATTCCTCCGGCATTTGCAACAAGGCTTGTGATCTTAAGACCGAGCTTACTGAATGCCTGCATAGCCACACCCACTTTGGATATGACCGTGCCAAGGATCACAAGAAAAGGACCTAAAGCTGCAACAAAAAGTCCAACCTTTACAATGACCTGTCTTGTACCCTCATCAAGATTATTCAGCCAATCCACGAAGGACTGAATCTTTGAAACGATATTTTTTACCATCGGCATCAGTGTTTCACCGATGGAAATAGCAAATCCCTCCACTGCAGATTTCAAAATGGTAAGTTGTCCCTTTAAGTTATCCAGCTGAGTATCCGCCATCTGCTGTGCGGCTCCACCACTGTTTTCAATAGCAGTCTGAAGATCTGTCCATGTATCTCCGGTATTGGCAAGCAGTGCATTGACCGATGCCAGATCTGTTTTGTTAAAAATAGTTGCTATGATGTTCGCCTTTTCTGCAGAGGTCATGCCGTCCATTGATTTATTCAGGTCACCCAAAATATCATTTAATGAACGCATATTGCCTTCGGAGTCATAGGTCTGAACACCAAGTTTCTCCATTGTTTTGGCTGCACCATCTGTTGGGTTTTGCAAAGACAGAATAACATTTCGAAGATGCGTACCGCCTTCCGCACCTTTGATACCGTTGTTGGCCAAGATACCCAGTGCCGTATTAAGTTCAGCGGTTCCTCCTTTGACAGACTTTGCAGTTGCACCGATAGTAAGGATACCTTCCCCAAGCTGACCTACCGATGTGTTTGTACTGGATGCGGTTTTTGCCATCTGATCCACCATCTTATCGGCATCCTTGGTTTTTAGTCCAAGCGCAGACATGGCATCCGTTACCATGTCGGATGCAGATGCCAAATCGATATTGCCTGCGGCCGCTAAGTTCAGAACGGTTGGCAGGGTATCGCACATTTCCTGCGTATCATATCCGGCAAGAGCCAGGTAATTAAGAGCTTCCGCACACTCACTTGCAGAATAGGCAGTCTTGGCACCCATCGTCTTTGCCAGGTCAGATAAGGTATCCATTGTGTTGACAGACTGACCGTTCACCTTGGACATGGAATTCTTTGTAATTCCCATTGTTGCCTGTACCTGGCTCATGGAAGATTCAAAGTCCGCTGCTGTCTTTACGGCAGCACCGCCCATCGCAGTAACGGCCGCTGATGCAACAGACACTTTCTTTCCGGCGTTTGCAATGCTGTCTCCGGCATTTTCTAATTTTCCGCCAACCTCACCAATCTTTGTCAGTGTCTGATTTGTCTTGGATGCCTGAGATTCAAGCCTTTTAAGTTCTGCCTCTGTTGCGGCAATTTCCCTTTGAAGTGCATCATACTGCTCCTGAGAAATCTCACCCTTTTGCAACTGCTCATTTGCCTGCTGCGCTGCCGTCTTCAAGGTGGTCAGTTTCTCTTTTGTTTCTCCAATTGCCTGCGTTAACAGCTTCTGTTTCTGAGCAAGCAGATTTGTATTAGTCGGATCTAGTTTTAGAAGTCTTTCTACATCATTTAATGCAGACTGCGTATTTTTAATCTGACCGTTAACTCCTTTAAGAGCTTTCTGCAGCTTGGTAGTATCACCGCCAATTTCGACAGTGATACCTTTGATTCTGTTTGCCATTGGCGTCTACCTCCTTAAAAATTTGCATAAGAAAAGCTCGGTATCTTCCGAGCCATTAAAACTTATCAAAATCCTCCTGCGTTGCAATGCTGTCATATTTTACAGAATCGTTTCCTTTCTCCGTCCAGATATCCATTACCATACCAATGGTCAGATAATCCAAGTCTTGGATGGAAAGACCGATTTCTAAGCAACGCAAAAGGAACAAGGGTGTTGTCATCTCCCTACTACTGCGTTTAAGTTTTTTTTAGAGTCAATGTCCGTGATAAGGTTCGTTCCCCAAAGAGCTAGAATCTCCGGCAGCACTTCATAGATAGAAAACATCTCAAACTGGTCAAGCCAATCATCGATGTTATCTGGGATGGTGTTGTCCGCATGATATGCCATGATATATGCCACGTTCTCGAAGATTTCCAAATCATCGATAGCGAATTCTTCTCCCTCTTCCTTACTGCCTTTATAGGAACTTTCCAACTTTGCTAAGTCCTTGAAGATATCTCGTTTGAACTTTGCACGATATAATCTTGGAACAGTGGCAGAGGAACGAAATACCACATCTTTATCCCCAATTTTAATTACTTTCTTCAGCATGATTATTTACCTCCATTTACAGCTTGTGCTGTCTTCGCAACAGGAACATATACTGCCTTGTACCAATCGCTATAGGTCGCATCCGTAGTGGTATCTCCGGTTCTTGATTTAACAAGACCATCTTCTCTTGGATCTGCTGTAAGAGATAATGTTTCTGTTCCCGGTTCAATCGTATCCTCTTTGGTCTCCGATTCAATAGAAGGACGGGATGCTGAGCAGTTATACAGAACGTGACGGATGCACTTCACGTCTCCGTCAAACTCAAACAGAAGTGCAAACTTCTCTGTCTCTGTAATATTTGAGTTCTCAACAAGAACCCCATTCTTGTCAAGTTCCTCCTTAAGGATGTCAGTTCTAAACCATTCCGGAATAAGGGCAATCTCTAAATCTCCGCTATAACCGTTGTTAGATACAGAACGGAAATACACGATACCATCCGCATAAAACGGAGAAGTATCACCTTCTGCATCCAAGCTAATACTTACTGCACCGGGAATTGATCTTGGTGTTTCATAGGAATAGCCACCATCCTCTGTCCTTGTCAGCTTTGCTGCATGGACGTTTTTAAGGTTGTATTTTACTTTATTCGCCATAATCTAAGCCTCCATTTCAAATGAATACAGGACTTCATACATCTTTTCACTCTCAATCCATGTTTCCAAACGGTCATAAAAAATGCCGTGACTGTCAAGCACGGATTCAACTTTCTGTTCTACCGACAAGTCCTTCAAATCGGTATACAGTTCTATATGAACTTCGTTTACCTTCAAATACACTCTTCCGTCAGCTGCAAAGTTATCACTGCCGGGCAAGAGATAGCAGATAAACGGTGGATCTGGACTTTCTCCCTCTGCAAAATGGTCATATGCAAAGGGAATCCCCATTTCTTTAATAATCTGTAACAGTTCTTCCATCATATACCTCCAAGTGCTCTTGCGATTTCTGTTTCCAATGTTTCAATCGCATTCTCTTCTGCCTGGGCAATGTGAGGTCTTGCAGCCACTCTTCCACCGCCACGTTTTGCATGACCGTGTTCAAGAAGGTGGGCAAGCTGATATCGGTTCTTGGAGTGTACTGTCAGTTCAAGTGAATTTGAAGTTTCCTTCGTTTTCTTGACTAACCAGCTCTTCGCATAGGCTCCCGTATCCTTTGGAGCAGATGCAGCAATATCTTTTCTTACTGTATTTCCTGCCTTCCTTACAGACTTCTTTAAATCATCTGTAGCCAGATCTGCATACTCCTTGAGACCGTTCATGATTTCATCTGCAAGGTTATCAATCTTTACATTTGCCATCACTATCTCCTCACTTTTTCACATTTCAGTTTTAGGCATTTCTTCTTATAGTTCATGTGGTCGATAGAAACGATGTTATAAAGGGAGCCTTCAAATATAACTCTGTGTTTTGTAACATCAAGGTCTGCAAAAGCCTTACAGTATCTGACCGTAAACGAAATATCCGAATCATCTACAATAAGACCTGCCACACTCTTTTCAGAACCGCCTTCGCCACTTACCGTTGCAAAGCAGGTGTGATAGTCAGTCCAGGTATTCTTATGATTGCCGATGGCATCTACAACAGTTTCATTCTTCTGCACGGTAATCTTCACATTCAAAAGAGCAATATCCATCAGAACACACTCCTTCTTACCCCTTCAAGCAGGGAGCGAAGTGAAATGGTCAGCTGATGATGGTCTGCATCTTCTCTGTGTTCATACAGATATGCAACTGCGTACATGACAGCAATCTTAGATGATGGAATCGCACCAAGTTCATCCACGGATAATCTGGCTATATCTGCACAGAGATTCTGCCCGGTTGTTACAAAATTTTCGATAAGTGCATCATCGTCATCAAAGTCCACTCGAAGGTAACCCTTCATCTCATCAAGATTTACAATCATATCTATCACCACCTCTGAAAAAGACTGTGACACCTTATGACTGGCATTCCCTATATCTATATATAGGCTTAATTTTTTATCCCTTTAGAAAAGGATAGTAAATAGCCGTCATAAAGTGTCACACATTATTGTTTTAAGTCTTATTTACCTGCCGCCTGTGTTTCTTCCTTAAGTTTTAAAATCTTAACCGCTTCAGGAAGGATAAGCTTACCATCAACTCTTTCCTTGGCTACATAACCAACCATGCCGTTACCAGCGAAAAGTTCACGAAGTTCTGCAAAAGAACGAGAACCACGGTCACCGATGTTGTAGTAGCTGTAATCACCGAATGCAATCGCATTTGTAGGTGCAAAAGCAGAAGTGTGAACAGCATAGCCAAGCACTCTGTCCGGTTCTCCTTCCTTGTATGAAGGCTGCCAGATATATGCTCCGTTGTTATCCTTAAGCTTTCTAAGAGAAGCAAGTGTTGCATCATTCATGATGAAAGAAGCTTTCTTACGATAAGGTCTCTTGAGTCCATACACAAGGTCGATAAGGTCATCGGACTTGATTGCAGCTGTAAGTGTTCCAGCAATCTGACCGCCACCAGTCTTAGCAAAAATGCCAGTCGGCTTGCCCTTACCATCTCCGTTAAGAAAGGCATCCTCTTCAGCATTTGCTAAAGCCTTACCGAACTGAGTGATGATGTAGTTTTCAAGACCGAAGGCATTGTCATAAAGAAGCTCTTCTGTAACCTTGATTGCTACATGAAGCTTGTAGGCATCAAGATAGATCTGATCGAATGTTGCATCACCAAAAGATAATGCTCCACCTTCCTCAATCCATGCTGCTGCAGGCTTGGTAGCTGCGATGTTAATTTTGTGCTGACCTGCAGTAGTAATCTTTGTAGCAAGGCTACGCATGATGTTCTCACCATCAAGCACATCGATAAGTCTGCGGTCGTACTCTTCCGGTACAAGGTAACCACCATCGGCATCTACACCTTCCTGAAGTACATTGCTTACATTACGGAAATTAGAACGCATTGCAGAAAGCATCGCATCCTTATAAGCATCAGAAGCACGACCCTTCTTTACTTCCTTGGCATCACCCATAAAAGGCTTACCGGTAATCGGAGAATTAACAGGCTTTGCAAGTTCTGCTTCTCTGCGTTCTGCTCTCTGCTGACGGTCGATGGCAACTGTCAAATCCTCGATTTCCTTCTCCATCTTGTTGTAGGTTGCTGTATCCTCATCAGAAAGCACACCATTCTTGTCTTCGTGAGTTTCCACAAAGTTCTTTGCAGTTTCCCACACTTTTGCTCTTTTTTCGATTAAATCCTTAATAGTCATAATAGAATTCCTCCTTAAATGAATTTCTTAATAAAGTCCAGACGCTCCTTAATCTCTTTTGCAGAAGTGCCTTTGTTTGTAGATACAGAAATCTCTGCCTGCTTTGTTACGATTTCTTTAGACTGAACATAGTGTTTTTTCAGCTTGTTCATAAGAGCGTTGTTTATCGCCTTGCGTGAAAAAAGCATCGAGTCAGTTGGTTCCTTTTCCTTCTCTTCGGTGCTTTCATCATCTTCATCCTCTTCTTCGGAATCCGTATTCGGTTTTGTTTCTGCTCTTGTAACGATGTCATCAGCAAAGCCAAGTTCAACGGCCTTGTTGGCATCCATCCAGGTTTCGGCATCCATCAAGTGACTAAGTTTCGACCTTGAAAGACCAGTCTTAATCACATAGGCATTGATGATGGACTCTTTCACTTCTGCAAGCATATCGATTGCTTTTTGCATTTCTGCATGGTCACCAAATGCTACGGTTGCAGGATTATGAATCATCATCATTGAAACAGGGGACATAAGTACCATATTTCCAGCCATTGCAATGACCGATGCTGCCGATGCTGCAATACCGTCAATCTTTACTGTGACATTTCCTTTATACTGTGTGAGCATATTGTAGATCTGAGCCGCAGCCACACAGTCACCACCCGGAGAATTAATCCATACGGTAATATCTCCACTTCCGGCATTTAACTCATCCTTGAAAATCTGTGGTGTGACATCATCATCAAACCAGCTCTCTTCAGCAATTGTGCCGTGCAACTCAAGGACTCGCTCTGCGACTTCTTCGTTTGCCTGGTTTAGAGTCTTTCGGCTCTTCCAGTTCCAGAACTTCTTGTTCTTCATCTGTTTTCTCCTCTCTGTTTGATGTTTCCGGACTTGCAGCAAAGATGCCTGCATCAGAAAGCTTAGTCATATTGCCGTTGATAAGGTAAAGGTCACCACCGAGTTCGGCAGGAATCCTGTCGAGATTCTCAAGTTCCCTTATGTCATTGGCAGACATCCAACCATTCTGTCTTGCAGTGGCATAACCGTTCATACGGCTCTGATAGTCACCACGAAGAAGTCCGTCCACATTAAACTTGATAAAATAATTCTGTTTTTCCTCTGCTGTTAACAGAGAACGAGCCATATTCTGCTCCCACCTTGAAACCCAGGGATCAAGAGTGTATTTCACAAATTCAAGTGACTGCTGCTCAATATTAGAAAAGCTCGACTTCTCAAGGTCTCCTACCATATGTGGAGGCACTCTGAAAATTCGAGCAATCTCATCTATCTGAAATTTTCTTGTTTCTAAAAACTGTGCTTCGTTCGGAGAAATGGAAATCGGTGTGTACTTCATTCCTTCTTCCAAAACAGCCACCTTATGCGAATTTGCACTACCACCAAAAGTCTGTGACCAGCTGTCCCTTACCTTTGATGGGTCTTTTAATGTTCCTGGATGTTCAAGCACTCCACTTGGTGCAGCACCATTGGCATAAAACTTACTGCCATACTCTTCAGCTGCAATTGCAAGACCAATAGCATTCTTGGCCATTGCAATAGGCGAGTAACCTACAAGACCGTCAAAGCCAAGTCCCGGAATATGCATGACCTCATCAGGAGCAAGCTTAACAGAAGATCCTTTATTGGTTGGGGCATCATCTGAACTTATCTGGTATTCATAATACAGATGCCCGTGTTCATCTCTGTCCACTTTCATCCTGTCCGGCATGAGCGGATACAGTGCGATAATCTCTCCCTTGCCATTCCTGATAATCTGTGCGTAGGCATTTCCCCACAATAGAAGATGCGTCATAAGGGTTTCCCTAAAAACAAAGCTTGTCATTTCAGGATTCGGCTCATCATGGAGCAATATATAAAGTGGATGCTCTGTAGCTTTTACCTTACTTCCGTTCTCATCATATTTATAAAAATGCAATGGCAGGCTTGCCACTGCTTCTGACAAGATACGGACACAACTGTAAACGGCAGTCATCTGCATGGCAGAGCGTTCATTTACTCTTTTTCCACTCGTGCTATTGCCCATAAAAAAGCTATATGCACTGCCACTTGTTCTGTTTGTGGGAGCATCTCTTGTCCTAAACAAGCCTTTTAGAATTCCCATTCTAGTCACCTTACCTTTCCAAATTAAAAGACTAATAAGCCTCGTGTATCGTAGACCGATTCAGTCACTTCATTACCACATCTGATTGCTCTGTCAAGTGCCATGATTGTTGCAATGGCACCGTCAATCTTTTCAGTTGATTTTTCCTTATCTGCCTTGATGTTTCCTGCGGGGTCAGTACGAATAAAGATGTTATCCATATTCCACCTTAAAACTGGATGGCCGCCATGTACGATTTTCTTTTCCAGCACCAGTTTCATCAGCTCTTTGGTAGGCGGACTCATATCCTTAAACCCTTGTCCGAACGGAACAACGGTAAATCCCATGCCTTCAAGATTCTGCACCATCTGAACAGCGCCCCAACGGTCAAAAGCAATTTCTCGGATATTGAAACGCTCACCAAGACTTTCTATGAAATTCTCGATGTAGCCATAGTGAACAACATTACCTTCGGTTGTCTGCAGATAACATTTTCGTTCCCACAGGTCATAGGGAACATGGTCTCTTCGCACTCGAAGGTCAAGGGTGTCTTCCGGCACCCAGAAATAAGGAAGAACGACATATTTGTCATCCTCATCAAGCGGTGGGAACACAAGTACGAATGCCGTGATATCCGTTGTAGATGAAAGATCCAAACCTCCGTAGCAAACACGTCCTTCCAGTTCATCTTCATCGACCTTAAAGTAACAGGCATCCCATTTATCCATTGGCATCCATCGTACCGATTGTTTTACCCATTGATTCAGTCTCAGCTGTCTGAAGGAGTTTTCTTCTCCCGGATTCTGCTTTGCAGAGTCACAGGCAGCTTTTACTTTTTCCATAGCAACCGTAATGCCAAGAGACGGATTGGCTTTCTGCCATACTTTAGGGTCTGTCCAATCTTCTGATTCATCTGCGCCATAGATAACAGAGTAAAATGTCGGATCAATCTTTCTTCCCGCCTGAATATCCAGCGCTTTCTGATGTATCTCATAGCAAATGGAATTGGTATCATTTCCGGCTGTGGTGATCAGAAAGTACAGTGGCTGCATTCTTGCGTCACCACTTCCTTGTGTCATTACGTCATAGAGTTTTCGGTTCGGCTGCGTATGAAGCTCATCAAAGATTACTCCGTGCGTATTAAAGCCGTGTTTATTGGCAACATCCGCTGATAAAACTTGATAAAAGCTGTTCGTTGGCTTATATATCAGTTTCTTCTGCGACTCCAGAATCTTCACTCGCTTCATCAGTGCCGGAGAGAACTTCACCATGTCTACAGCCACATCAAATACGATTTTTGCCTGATTTCTATCTGCTGCACATCCGTACACTTCCGCTCTTTCTTCTCCATCACCACATAAAAGAAGAAGTGCAACGGCAGCTGCAAGTTCTGATTTCCCCTGTTTCTTGGGTATTTCAATATAAGCTGTGTTGAACTGTCTGTACCCGTTTGGCTTTAATACTCCAAACAGATCTCTAATAATCTGTTCCTGCCAGTCTATCAATTCAAATTTCTTTCCTGCCCACGTTCCTTTGGTATGGCATAGTTCCTCAATAAAGCTGACAGCATAATCTGCCATCTGTTCATCGTAATGAGAAGACTTCGCCATAAGCTTCGTTGGTTTATACTTTTTCAGTTTTCTCATTTGCCATCACCTCCACAAATAAAAATAGCCACCATCATCGGTGACACAAATAAATATTTCTATACGAGATACAGAAGCCTTTCAGCTTCCGTTCCCGATAACATTTCGTTATTCAGTCTAGTTAAAATCATTTAAAAGGATGCAAAGAGCAAGTTCCGCCTCTTCGCAGGTCGGCTCAATATCCCATCCTCTGTCGTAGTTGGCAATCCATTCTCCATCCATCTTAAGGCTCAGTTTGGAAATCTTACCGCCATTGATGCCGTAATCCTCGCTGGGTTCTTCAAAATGTTTCACCCAGTATTTTACGTTCTTGTATCCGCCATCCTTCTTAGGAATTCCGATTGTTCCTTCTGACCACATGCTTATCTCACCTCCATCTTGATTGCTGGAATTCTTGCATGCTCTCCAGTCTTCCAGTCGGTGTGTCTTGCATTGACTGTTGTAAGTCCGTTCATGCAAATGCCTTCTTTCTCAAATGCTGCGAGGGTTTCGATAAGGCTTGAAAATGTTGAACTGATGGTAAACTCTGTAATGCCTTCTGCTCTTAAGCAGTCTGCAATCTCTTTGATGTCGTAATCCCAAATGACCTCGTTAAAATCAATAAGGTCGTTGCCAGATTCTTCTTTGGAAGTTTTGTATGCCCAGAAAAGTGTAGTATTGATTCCTGCGTCATTAAGGTTTCTTGCCTTCTCTTCGATTGCCTTTTCAAATGTTCTGATTTCCTTCATTGTGATGTCCTCCTAAATGTTTTCTTTTCCTTTCGGTACACTATATATCACTCTAAAAGCACATAATAGCAAGTTAATTACTGGCATAAATGTAACAATTATTTCAGTAGATAACTGTGTATTTTATGTCTCTCCATAAAGAATGAAATGGACATAATCTGCTCGATTTTCCTCTAGGAAAATCACAAGTTCGTAGAAACCATATTCATTGGCAAGCCTCTGAACCATCGTTACATCAAACATATTGGTAAGACCTGAGACTCTGATATATAAAATCTGTTCTTTTATCTTCTCATCCATAATCTTACTCCTCGTCTGTACAATCCGGCAGTCCCATTGCAAGTTCTGTATACACCTTTGTGTATCTGCTTTGTTCACTGCCTTCGGATGATGCCATTGCTCGAAGGTAAAATTCCATCGCATCTTTTCTGCTGTCCCAAGTTTCAGTACTTCCGTAGCAAGTCACCTTTACGCTGTCCAGTTTTCTGCAACTGTCCTCTCCATATACTACATTTAATCCGGAACCATTATCCCAAGCAACCATAATGCTTGCTGTATCATCCACACCCATGACCGTGCCTTTCGTTCCAATCGGTGGTGCCTGCAAATCGTCCATTCTCACAAGTTCTACTCTGCATCCGATAGGATACTGTCTGCGTACCCTTTCCACAATCTCTTTACTTGGAAATCTCATCGTCTGACACCTCCTTCTTTGCTACATTTTTGAAAGCAGATGAGCCACTGAGATTCTTTAGCAGAATCTTTCTGTCGGCTTTGTATTCCTCACCGATAAACCCAAGTCTTAAAAGGAAACATCTGAATGCGTATTTCTCATTGCTGACTTTCTTTTCTGTTGAGTTGATGCGTTTCTGTTCTTTACTCATCTTGCAGAGTGCTGCAATGAAATTCTGGTAAGCTTGACAGGTTTCTGCATCCGAGAGTTCGGAAAACCAAGGAAATGAAACTTTTTCCTCATCAATTTCAATTCGAATGTCATCCACTCCTAACGCTTTTTTGATTAACTCTCCTTTTGCATCAAGTAAATTTGTAAGGTTACAAACTCCAACATTCTCAATGGGAATTGCCACTGTAAGCCCCGCATCTTCGCCCTGTGGCATTTCTTCCGGGTCTTCGGATACTTCCTTGCTTTCGTAAGCAAAGCCTCTGTCGGCAAGTTGCTGAAGAAGGTCTTCGATATCCTTTGGAAAGATGTTCTCCTCGAACTCTGCATCACCGTTTTTGTCGATAATCAATCCACCAAAATCATAAGCAGCTGTTGGCATCCCCTTGTACTTTGGCTTTGTTCCGAGGATTTCTCCAATTGCTGTAACCAGTGCTTTTCTCTCTGCTCCGGTTCGGTTAAATTCTACTCTCATTTATGAGTACCTCCTTTATTTTTCGGTACTACATATATCACTCTGAATCACGTAAATAGCAAGTCATATCTGTAAATATCTGAGTAAATATGAACCGATTTATCCATCATGATTTTGTGCATAATATGCTATTCCGGAAAGCACGAACACCACATTAGGAAGTGCTACACCATTGCCCCACATCTTATACTCCGCTGAGTCTGAATGTGGGTTCTTAAGCCATTTTCTGATTTGATTATCTGTCTTCGGCTTTGTTTTCTTTCCAAGTGCATCAGTGTGTGTCTGAATGATTTCTCTCCATATAGAAATATCCTCATCGGTAGGATTCTCTGTTCCAAGCTCATCACACCACCAATCCGGAAATCCCTGCAGTCTTGCACATTCCGTAGGGGTAAGTCTTCTCACAATATATCTCGGTTCATTAACGATAGGTGGATCCTTGTAATCTGTGGCAACGAGTGTGTTTGCCATTTCTTCTTCAGCGGATGTAAAAAATGATGCCTTGGATGAACTATACACCGGATGAGCTACTCCACTTGCTCCTGCTGCCACAATAGTCGGTTCTACTTCCTCTTCAATCTGGAAACTGAACTTTGCATTATAGCCTTGGTTCATTGCGGGTCTGCCAATACCATATGCAGGCTCTCCTACAAAATTTTCATGAGGATTTCCCATCATCTGAGAAGACGGTCCCTTTGGACCATCGTTGGCAGAAAGTGTCGCATGAATATCTGCAAATGCCACTGCGTGTTGCTCCGTTGCATTTAATGTGTACATGACATCTGATTCCTTATATCCATCACCCTTATGAGAAGGACGAGTGCCATTGCCTTCAATCACAGCAATGCCGCCTTGGTTGCAGCCGGGATTCCCACCATTGCCATCAATGGTTCTGCTTGTATCTGCTTCATAAAATCCACTGTTTGGATTTGCAGATTTCATGGAATTACTGTCCTTGGAGCAGATGCCGTAAGCAACAGGCTGGAATAATGTCTGATCATTGTTTGTTCCAAGTGTTGCTGACTTGTTCTCCTGGATTAGCGGACCCTTTCCTCCGCCTTCACATCCACTTCGGATTTTCAATGTCTTTGGTGTTTCCACTACAAACGGCTGATTGTTGCCGCCTGTTCCATAAGTAGAAAGAACGGTCTGAGACACATCAAGAGGACCCGTATATCTTGCATCCTGTCCGTGGTTTTCAAACATTAAGCCGATGCCTGCATCTTGAGTGCCTTCTCTAAAAGCGGAGGCAGAACTTTGCCACGACTGGATGCTCTCCTTAGAATACCCAGACAAGCCTTCTGACTCAAATAGTATTTTTCCGGCACACCAATCTGCAAAATCTGCGACAAGGTAGATACGTTTTCTTCTCTGGGGTACTCCCCAAAACTGAGCATCAAACTGTCTCCAGGCAACGGAGTAATTATCTCCCATGATTTTTCCTGCGCGGTTCCATTTGTTAGGTTTAGGCACTGACACTGATTCATCTTTGATTTTGCAGACCTCTTCGAGTACTGCTCTGAAGTCTTCTCCCTTGTTGGAGCTGAATGCTCCGGGGACATTTTCCCAGACGATAAATCTAGGTTTTCTGCCATCTGTCTTACACCTCATTTCTTTTATGATTCTGACTGCCTCGTAAAACAAGCTAGACCTTGAACCACCAAGTCCATCACGCTTGCCTGCAATACTCATATCCTGGCATGGACTTCCAAATGTGATGATGTCTACAGGTTCAATCTCTGCTCCGTTCATCTTGGAGATATCTCCATAGTGCTTTACCTGTGGCAGTCTTTTTGTTGTAACTCTTATGGGAAATGGCTCAATTTCTGAACTCCAAATCGGAGTGATACCGGAAATTAGTCCTCCCAAAGGAAACCCCCCGGAACCATCAAACAGACTTCCGAGGGTCAAATTCTTATTCTCCATCTGTTCCCTCCACCTCTTTTACAAGGTCGGAGTAAGCAAGTTTCTCTCCGTTTCTTATAACGAATACATTATCTGTATCACCGGTATCCTCAACATATCTGCGAAGGATGACGGATGCGTATTTCTCATCAAGTTCCATCGTATGACATACACGGTTCGTCTGCTCACAGGTCATGAGCGTTGAACCACTGCCACCAAAGGTATCAATGACGATTGCGTTTTCCTGACTTGAATTTCCGATTGGATAGGCAAGCAGGTCAAGTGGCTTTGAAGTCGGATGATTCTTATTCTTCTTCGGCTTATCGAAGTTCCAGACGGTTGTCTGACTTCTGCCTGCATTCTTGCTCCAGTAGTGCTTTCCATTCTGTAGAAAGCCATAAAGGACTGGTTCATGCTGCCACTGATAATCACTTCGGCCAAGCACCAGAGAGTTCTTTACCCAGATGCAGCACCCGGATAAATGAAAGCCTGCATCCATGAAAGCCTTTCTGAAATTAAGACCTTCTGTATCTGCATGAAATACATAAGCCGAGCCACCTTTTTCAAGATGCTCGGCCATGTTCTTAAATGCGGAAAGCAGAAATTCATAGAATTTATCATTTGCCATCTTATCATTTTTTATGGATAAGCCATCGGAACTTTCAAATGCCACATTGTACGGCGGGTCCGTTACGATAAGGTTGGCCTTTTTACCATCCATAAGTGCAGCTACATCTTCTGAGGAAGTCGCATCACCACACATCAGTCTGTGTCTTCCGACTGTCCAGATATCACCACGCTTTACAAATGCTGCTTTCTCAAGTGCAGCTGACAAATCGTAGTCATCATCCTTTACCCCGGAAGTATCATCCGAACCAAAGAGATCCGCAATCTCGCTTTCGTCAAATCCCGTAAGTCCGATATCAAAGTCCTCATTCTGGAGAGCCTCAATCTCAATACGAAGTAACTCTTCGTCCCATCCTGCATCCATTGCCATTCGGTTGTCTGCCAAAATATACGCTTTCTTTTGTGCTTCTGTAAGGTAGTCCACAAATACACAAGGTACTTCAAGTATTCCTTCTTCCTTTGCAGCAAGGATTCTCCCGTGACCTGCGATAACATTAAACTCTCGGTCAATGATAACAGGATTGATGAAACCGAACTCACGAAGAGAAGAACGAAGTTTCATTACCTGCTCGGCAGAATGAGTTCTTGCATTATTCACATAAGGAATTAGTTTTGATACAGCTACAAGCTGCATCTCAGTAGTTGTCTTACTCATAGCCACCTCCACTAAAAAAGACCCCACTCAGCGAATTTTTCAAATCCACCTACGGAGTCTATGTAATCTTTTGCAATATTCACGATGTCCTGATACGGGATTCCATCGATTGTATCATCACCAATGGCACAACAGATTTCTACTGGTTTACCCGTTTTCTGTGCTTTTAGAAAAGCATAGATATTAACGGATACATCGGCTTTCGATAAATCCTTACCATGAAGTCCTCCACCTGTTACTGAATCAGCCATATCAGATCCAAGTTTTCTGTTGGTTGCTCCGGTATCTACATCAGTGCCACCAGTCCAGTCACCAAGCGGATTGATTTCCGCATTTGGATATGTGTTTTTCAAATCTGTAGTTTTTGCATTGCTCTGACAGATGATCAGTCTAGCTTCATCAAGAATGTACTTTCCATCTGTAGGATTGGAAGTGTAGATTTCTCTTGCAATCTTTGAAAGTGCCTTTTGCTCTTCTTTCAGCGGCACACCTTTGAAGATGCCGTTGTCACCACATCTCATTCCCTTCGACTGGTTATTTGCAAGATGCACATCCTGTGGAACGATCTGAATAAACACACGGATGCCCGGTGCCATTCGCTCTACAATGAATGCAACATCTTCCTTTTCCAAAGGTGCGGATGTTTCAATCACCACATGACCATACCCATGACCGATGAGTACCTCCACAGCAATCTTTGGATTTTCCTGTTTCTTATACGCAAGGTCGACAATCGCACCTGCAATTCTGTCTGCCACCTTATCCGGATGGCTCGGATTCACTTTTTCAATCATGCTATCTTCCTTCCCTTGCTCTTAGGAGTCTCTCCATCAAATCATTCTGTGGAGCAGCATCGTCATAATCGGTACTGCAGTTCTCCTTCACAATCTGAAATATTTCATTCCAAAGCCTTACAGCCTGGTTCATATAGTTGATGCCAATATTGATAAACGGAGATGGAATAGGTTTCTGTGTAGTTGGATGCTTGGAAAGGAAACCTAGCTTATTGGTCATCTCCTCACACTGAATCCAACGCGCAGAACACATCGCATATCTCTCAAGTAACTGTGGAGACACCTTCGATGCACATCCGATCTTCTTCAGCCACTGCCAAGTCTCCTCATAAATCTCGGATGCCTGCAGTTCTGAACCATCTCTCTGCTCTGCTGACAGGAAGTCGTGTGGCTTTGGCATCTCCACACCTTCCACATCCGGAATATCCAGAACCTCTAATCTTCGTCCGCCCGGATTTCCGCTGTTTGCTTTATCTTTGACAGCTGATTTCTTTCTTCCGGCACCAGGTCTGGCACCACCACGGCCGCCTATGTTATTCGATTTTGTAGGCACGTCTCGTTCCTCCTTTGAATTTCTAAAAATATTTATAAGGGTAGCTGGCTTTATTACCCTTTTGATTTCGCATTTTTCACACAAGACCCCACGCCGTTCCACGGTGGCCTTGGTGTTAGAGATTTTGACCGTCCCTAGGGTCATTGTCGTATCCGTAAATACGAATTTTTTTGCTTCCGTGATAATCTCCACGCTCTGCATGGATTTTGGCATGACAGCTTTTGCATAGAGAAATTAAATTGCTTCTGTCATGGGTACCGCCTTCCGACAAAGGTTTTTTATGATGAACTTCATCTACCGGAACGATGATTCCTTTCTCAAAGCACAACTCACAAAACGGATGTGTCTTAACATAGCTGTCACGGATTCTTTTCCAAGCTCGTCCGTACCTGCGACGTACAGCTTTATCTCTGCCATACTTCTCGTAGGAACGATTCGCTTGCTTCTTATGTTTCTCACAGTACCTTCCATCCGTCAGATTTGGACAGCCGGGGAAACTACAAGGACTCTTTGGTCTTTTTGGCACATCTGCACCTCCTTTAGGCATAACAAAAGCCTCTGCGGAATTTCTCCTGCAAAGGCTCTGTCGTTTTTATATATTTTTCTACAATATCATTTTACTGCATTTGCACTGGAACTAACAGTGGCTTTAGGGTGAACTAGGGTGGCTTCTTTCAAAGTGCTCTAATGCTCTGGCATGTACTCGCTTAATCCATCTGACCGAATACTGCATTTCCGCCGCAATATCATCAATCTTCATCAGCTTGGAATACCTGTAGCGAAGAATCAATTCTTCTATAGGATCTTCCATTCCATCAATGGCTACATCAACCGTATGCTTCAGTTTTTCCAATTCAGAATAATCTCTTATCAGTTCTTCTTCCAGAATATTAATCTTATCAAGATATCTTTCAAATGGTGCTTTTGTATTTCGACTGCTGGAATAATGTTCTTCGAATCCCGGAGAAGAAACACTGCATGCGAGTTCACGATAACATTGGATTCTTTTCTCCTTTATGCGAATCTGCCTTTGCAAGTCAAAGGGCTGATTTAAAAATTCTTTTGCTGTCATAAGCCGAACCTCCGAAAATATAAATTTCCCTCGGATTGACTCTGATTGTCATAGATTTACAATTCTGCTTTTACCGCATCGATCAGTGCCGATTGGGTGCTGTCTTTCTCTGCCAGTGCTTTCATGATTTTCTCATCCACCGTACCCTGAGTCAGAATATGGATTACTGTAACCGTTCTGCTGCTTTGACCCTGCCTGTAGAGTCTTGCTACTGTCTGCTGATAAAGTTCCAAACTCCAGGTAATTCCAAACCACACAAGGGTAGATCCTCCGGATTGAAGATTTAATCCATGTCCTGCGGATGCTGGATGGATTAGCGCCACCGGAAGTTCTCCCTTATTCCACTTTTTCATACTGGCATCACTATCAAGTTTCTGAAATGGGATCTTCTTTTCTTCAAGACGCTGCTCAATCCGTATAAGGTCATGCTTGAACCAGTATGCAATAAGAAGTGGCTTTCCGTTTGCTGATTCGATAATATCCTCCAGTGCATCCAGCTTTCTGTCGTGAATGGCAAGAATACTCTCATCATCTGCATAAACTGCTCCGTTTGCCATCTGTGATAACTTTCCAGAAAGAGATGCAGCATTTGCTGCTGTAATCTCTCCTTCTGGAAGTTCCAGAACAAGCTCTGCTTTCATATCTTCAAACTTTTTCTTCTCCTTTTCGGAAAGATGCACCATATACTTCGTGTTTATCAGTTCCGGCATTTTCAAATGATCTGCTGCCTTCATGGAAATGGTAATGTCCGATATTTTTTCGTATATAGCATCTTCTGCTCCAGGAAGTGGCTTATAGCTGTAAACGATAGGACCATTCACCTTATCCGGCTTGAAATATGTATTTCTATACTGACCGATGAATCTTCCAAGCCTCATACCCATATCCAGGATTTTAAATTCCGCAAACAGATCCATCAGACCGTTGCTTGACGGTGTTCCTGTAAGCCCCACGATTCTTTTGACCTTGGCTCTTACTTTCATCAGTGCTTTAAATCTCTTTGCCTGATGATTCTTAAAGGAACTCAGCTCATCGATTACCACCATGTCATACTCAAAGGGTTGTCCACTCTTTTCTATCAGCCACTGTAGATTTTCACGATTGATCATTGTGATGTCTGCTTGTTTTTTAAGTGCTTCCAGTCTTTCTTTTTCTGAACCAACTGCAATGGCAAAAGTAAGGTGATGGAGATGATCCCACTTTTCAATTTCATCGGACCAGGTATTCCTTGCTACTCGAAGCGGTGCGACTACTAAAATGCGATGGACATCAAAATAATCAAACAAGAGATTATTCAGTGCCGTCAGCGTGATAGTCGTTTTTCCTAACCTAAGCCCATATCAAGCAGTAATGCGGATATAGGATTTTTTTCAATAAATTCTATTGCGTATTTCTGGTAACTGTGGGGTATGAACTTCATTCGGCATCACCTCCTTCCATTTTTTCTAATTCCTTAATAAACCAATTTAACTCTGCATGATATTTCGCATGTTCAGATTGAGATGCGAAAATGACAATATTATCGGGTGCATTATTCCTTTTATTTTCATCACGGTGATGAACGACTTCTCCTGGTTTAAGAGGTCTTTTTAGGATTTTCTCTGCTACAACTCTGTGTTCATGTCTGCCATAATACTTTGCATAAGTGGTTCCATTACCGCTGTCTAATCTTGAGTTACGAATTTTCTTCCTTGTTTCAGGTGTCATTCGTGTAGGATTCAATCGCCTATTCAATTCTGACAGTGTCTTACCGATATTCGTGAAATCTTTCAATGAATCATATTCTTTAGGATTCTTGGTTTTATTGCTGAAGTTCCATAAACATTCTCTTGAACAAAATAGATGCCTTTTTCCACGGATTTTACATTCTAGACGTTCAAACTCCTCCTAATATATAAGTTGTAGGGAATACACCACCTAACAGCCAGTTAGGATGTTTCCCTCTTGTTGCTAAAGCTGTAAGATAGATAAGTATCGGTCTGACCTATTACTCCTTGGACCATTGGGCGTCCGCTGGAAAGCCTGTCAGCCAGCTTATCATTACAGCCGTTCGATTTATGTAGGTGGGACTGCTATGTGCACGTCCGATTGAGACCCCAGGAGATTGAATAAGCAATGAGGAATGCTGGATACCATACAATTTCAACTTATGGAGGAACCCTTTATGTACAACGCAGTCGGAATTGATGCTTCTAAACTCAAAAGCACCATCACTATCATTCAGCCCGCAGGAGTTGTTATTCGCAAACCCTTTGATGTCCTACATACATCTGATGAGCTGAACACCCTTGTAACCTATCTCAAGTCTCTGGAGGGTGAAACCAGAGCCGTCATTGAATGTACAGGTCGTTATCACGAGCCTGTTGTCAAATCTTTATCCGAAGCAGGTATTTTTATCTCTGCCGTCAATCCAAAACTGATTAAGGGTCAAAAACAAAATACACTCCGTAAAGTAAAATCAGATCCCGCTGATGCGAGAAAAATCGCTAAGTATGCTCTTGACAACTGGGCAGAACTGCGTGAGTATTCAAGTATGAATACTACAAGAGAACAACTTAAAACACTAAATTCGCAGTTCACTTTCCTCATGAAACAGAAAGTTGCTGCCAAAACCAATCTTATTTCACTCCTAGATAATACTTATCCCGGTGTGAACAAACTCTTCGACAGCCCCGTTAGAGGCGATGGTAGTGAAAAGTGGGTTGATTATGCCTATTCTTTTTGGCATGTTGATTGTGTCCGCAAAATCGGGCTAAAAGCCTTTACGGAACGCTATGAAGCATTCTGCAAGAAGCATCATTATAACTACCAGAAAAATAAGCCAGCCCTACTATTCGAGGAATCCAAACAACTTGTTGCAGTGTTTCCAAAGGAAAAATCTTACAAACTCCTCATTCAGCAAAGCATTCAACAGTTGCGTTTGGCATCGGAACACATCGAAATCATTCGTAAAGAGATGAATGAGCTTGCTTCTACACTGCCCGAATACGAAACCGTAATGAGCATGTACGGTGTTGGTGAAACCTATGGACCTCAGTTGATTGCTGAAATCGGGGATGTATCTCGATTTACACATCGAGAAGCTATCACTGCATTTGCCGGTGTTGATCCTGGTGTAAATGAATCTGGACAATTCAAACAACGAAGCAACCGTGCCTCAAAGAACGGTTCTACAAGGCTTAGGAAGACTCTTTTTCAAGTGATGTCCACATACCTTCAAAACAAGCCTGTAAATGAACCTATCTATCAGTTCCTTGATAGAAAACGTGCTGAAGGAAAACCATACCTTGTTTACATGACCGCTGGTGCCAATAAATTCTTACGAATCTATTATGGCAAGGTTAAGGAGTGCTTACGCAACTTAGAGCGATCTCAAATCGAAGAGTCTTAAATATCAAACGATTATCACCTCCGTTAAGCTAGCCGTTTTGGGTAGCCTATTTCTTGTGCCTATTTTTCAATTCTTAAATTTCTTCAAAAAGTACTTGACTTTTTATTAGTAGGCTTGCCACACCAATCACACCGAATTTTTAATTTCATGAATCACACCTCCGATCTGTTCTGTTCCATCAATGACATATACTCGGAATCCAAGCCCCATCAAAATTTTGTGCCTTGCGACCTGCAAAGGCCTCGGTTTCTGCCCCGGAGCTTTCAGTTCTGCAAAAGCAAGCTTGCCTTTCGGAAGAAGAATAATTCTGTCCGGCATTCCTGAATATCCAGGAGATACAAACTTCGGACAAATACCTCCATTCTTTTTGACTTCTGCCACAAGTCTTTTTTCTATTTCTTTCTCTCTCATAACTACCTCCAAAAATCAAGGTGCAGGTCTGTGCATATCATTTCATAAACTTTATATATAGTGTTTTTTTTCAAAAAATCTGCCCTAAAGGGGTTTTATATACAGACCTTCTCCGACCTGCACCTTTTTGTTATCAGCTATCCAAAAAGTCCGATTTTAAGCGGATTCCACGCACAATGATGCCTGCCTTGGTCTTCTTTCTTTCAAAACCCGCATTTTCAAGAGCCGCATAAAAATCAGTGGTACTTCTGGTGTATTCTCCCGTCCTTGCACAGTAAGAACGATATTCTTGATAGAACTCACCGGACTTCTGCGTGTATGTGATATCTACTTCACAGCATTCTTCCGCAAAAGCAGAAAGCCAGTCATTATTCTCACGATACTTATTGATGGCAGCTTCCACTACTATCGGAGTTTTCAGCTTGTACCTATTTTTGATGGCTTTTTCTGCTCCATCAATGATCCATGAAAGCACAGCACCTCCTGCTTGCTCGTAAAGGTAGTCCGCATAGTTTTTCCTGTCGCTGCTTCCTGTGATTTTGGCATTAAAGGGTATCACAATAAGCCTTCGCCAGATGCCATCATCATTGGCTCCCACCTTTGGAAGATGATTGGTATATAAGACGAGGGTGTGTGTCGGCACATATTTGAACGGATCCTTATATTTCTTTTCAGCCGTTACTTCATCGGTGGAACACAGTTGTTTTACAATAGAGGTGTTCAGCCTCATGCCTTCTTCCAGTTCAGCAGCAATGACCAGTCTCTTACCTTTCAGCTCTGCCATCTCCGGCTTTACATTACGCTTGCAACCTACGGTCAGTGCGTCTGCAGAGATCGTTCCACTATACGTTCCAAGCACCCTGGCAATGGTATTCCAAAAGGTACTTTTACCATTACTTCCTTCTCCGTATGCAATGACCAGCGCCTCAACATATACTTTTCCGATTGCTGAAAGGCCTACGATCTGCTGCACATATTCAATCAGTTCCTTATCACTGCAGAAAAAGCTGTCCAATGCATCAAGCCATAGATCCATGCCATCTGTACCTGGAGAAACTGCGGTTATCTTTGTGATCAGATCTTCTGCCGCATGTCCCTTACTGCTTCCGTCCCGCAGATCATATGTAGCAATCGGAGTATTTAGCAGAAACTCCTGACTGTCAAAATCAGTGATCTTCTTAAGGAGCATTGGTTTTGCCGCCTGCAGTGCAGAGGTCACGAACTTCATATCTCTTCGCTTCATCACAAAAGCATAGTATTTCGATGCCATCATAAATTCCTTGAACGCTTTTTCGCTGCTTTCGTCAATAACTTTTTCCAGAGCTTTACCACCTGCCATTACTACTTCTTTATCAACACCTGCATCCAGGAGCATTTTCTTTGCCTTTTCCACTGCCGCTGTTGCTTCTTTTAGCTGTTCATCCAAAAACTCCTCGCAGGCTCCCACCGCCAACTGCTTGGACTCTACCCAGTGCGTACCGTCATATCGCATATAATCTGTGGAGTCTGTAAACGCAAGCTCCCCGGCATATTCACGAGACAGTACCTTTGCCTGGCCAATGTCCGAATAATCGTCCGGTTTCAGACTAAAGCCCTTATTAAAATCTTCTGGAGATACGTAGCTGACCTGTGCCTGCACCTTCTTTCCGAACTTCACAGCACTGCTCCAAATAAGTGCAAGTTCGCTGTCTTCAAGTGGAGGACTACAAAGCTGCGCTTTTTCAAGATAAATATCATGTGCCTTTTCTGTATTTCCGTATCGTTTGATCAACCTTCCTGCAATATGGCTCATGGTACTGTTTCTAGAGCCTTCTCCAATGCTCTGTGTAGATTGGTCATATTCCGCAAAGTCCATTTCCTCCAAGAACTCATCAATGTTTCTGCTTCCTTCATGCCAAACAATATCTGACGGATTGCATCCAAAGATGAACCTTGCCGCATCCAGTGCGTTGTCATCAAAAAATGGTGCATACTCCTGCAGTCTTGTTTTGATGCCTGCAACCTCATCGGCATTTGCGATCTTGCTATGGGGAAAGTAAATATGATGTCTTGGCCTTGCAGACCGCTTGCCTTTCACCTTTCCATCGTTTCTGCTGGGAACTAAAATATATGAAACATCCGGAAAGAGTTCTTCATATTTTTCAGCCGTGATCCAATCTTCTGGATTATCGCTGTGTTCATTATCACAGTCCATGACCTCTACATCAGAGGATAAAAAATCATCTATGGAACGATGGCAATTCTTGAACTTCCCACATACATGGTCACGGGAAATGACCGCCATCATATCTTCCTTGTTTTCTACCTCCGCCTTGTTGGGATATATTGCATTGGCAGCATTGCCTACGCAATTAGCTGAATATATTGTTAGCTTCATCTCTTAGCCTCCTCCATCGTTTCTGTAAAATATCTGATCTTCATTCTGCGTTTTTCTGCCAATGCAATCTCACGAGCCATGCCTTCTGAAATATCTTCTCCAAACACCCACACCTCCTGACACTTACCAATCAATACATAGTTGAAGATATGGGTTGCCAGGTACCGTTCTTCTGGATTACTGTCATCCATGAACTGTGGATACAGAAGATGTGGTGTCATAGGGATAGCTTTGCTCTCTACCGCAAAACGTGAATACTTTCTTGCTTTTTCGGTATTCTTCTCCGTATCTCCTCTATATGGACTACAAATATATACAAGCGGCCTAAACTCATCCGGCTTATATAACCCGGCCATTTTTCGTTCTTCCTTTTCTATATTTTTCAAGGCTTCATAGGTGGTCGGGTCGTAGTAGCCTTCGCTGTTGTATTTACTAATTGACATCCAGTTCTCCTCCCATCATTCTTCTCGTACAGTTTTCACACAATACCGCTGTTCCAAAGAGATCACTGTCTTCATCGTTTAAGATATCCTGCAGATTCACTTGTACCTCCGAACCACAATGTGGGCATCTGCAGAATACATTCTCATCGTTGATTTCAATCTTGACTTCTACTGCATCTCCCATCGTTTCTTTTACATAAAACATAGCGTTACCTCCATCTGAAAAATTAAGGGTTCATGCCCTCTGACAGTGAAAGGACATAAACCCTTGTTTTAAGTACCGCTATATCAATCTTTTTTATAAAAATCACATTCGTATCCATCCGCACGAAGAAGAAGTCCCGGAATCCAAGGTGGCGTCCTACCCATCTGCTCACAAATAGCATCAAGGGATACATCCTTGCTGCATTCAATAATCAGCTCATCATGCACATGGCCACAGATAAAACAATGCGATAAAGTTCTCATTGCATAGGCAAGAATATCTCTGCTAATTGCCTGTACGATATTCTCCACAAACTTGGGACCATAGCTTTCGATCTGTTCCCACTTCTTCGTTCCTCCGACACCTTCGTAAACTACTGATTCACTTCCGAACTTATTGACACCCATCTTTGGTTTCACATAGGAAAGTCTTCTGCCACTTGGAAGTTCAATAAACAGCATCCCGCTTTTGTAATAGAAATGAATGCCATGTGTCTCTGTGTCGATACGTTCTTTGATGGTTTTTTTTACGCATCGATCTACCGCCCACCAGAACTGGACAATATTCGGATTGGCACTTCTCCAGGAATCCACAAGCGGCTGAAGTTCCTCTTCTGTCAGTCCCATCTCAAGCGCTCCCATCGCCGTCAATGCACCAACAGAACCTCCATATCCAAGAGCAAGTTCAGCGATTTTTCCTTTTTGTCTTAAGTGTGCGTTTACCCCATGCTTTTCCACCGGAACACCAAACATGGCAGATGCAGATGCACAGTAAATATCTCCATTGTTCTTAAAGACCTCACTTCGCCATTCTTCTTTTGCAAGATGAGAAAGCACTCTTGCTTCAATAGCAGAAAAGTCAGCCACAATGAATTTCATCCCTTCTCTTGGCACAAATGCAGTACGGATCAGCTGAGATAATGTATCCGGGATATCATCGTATAAGAACTCCATTGCTTCATAGTTTCCCGTTTTTACAAGTTCTCTTGCTTCTCTTAAATCCGGCAGATGATTCTGTGGCAAATTCTGCAGCTGAATCATTCGTCCCGCCCACCTGCCACTTCGGTTTGCACCATAAAAACGAAACATTCCTCTTGCCCTGTGATCTTTACATACCGCATTCTCCATCGCCTGATATTTCTTCACAGAAGATTTCGCAAGCTTCTGTCTGATTTCCAAGACTTCACGAATATGAGCAGGAGTACTTCCAATTAGTTCTTTCACTGCTTTCTTATCCAGGCTGTCTGTCTCAATGCCGTTCTCTGACAGCCACGCTTTCATCTGTATCACACTGTTGGGGTTTTCGATGCCAGCAGCATCTTTGATCTTTGCAGTCAGCTTATCTTTTGAGCATTTATCAAATGCAATCGCATTTTCTACAACAGCCATATCAAGAGCAATCCCACGGTCATTGATCTCCTGGTCAAGCCAGAACTCATCCCACACAAAATCCGGTACGGGAAACTTCGATACTCTTCTTTGAATAGCCAATTCCACCTCTACATCACGGACATTATATTTTACAAACGCATCCCACTTCTCTTTATCATGTGCTGGAAGGTTTCGCGTTCTTCCACCATTAACTTTTGTCGGCTTACAAGGAACGCAGAAATATCGGATGAGATCTTTTCCTTCTTTCAGCTTCTGTTCGGACAATCCTAATACATTTCCTGCACCCTCCAACGACAGCGGCAGCCCCATATAGGCTGACCAAGTCATCGTACACTTCCATGAAACCGGAGAAAGATAATCTCCCACTGTGTCTTCCTCTATGCTGTAGCTAATAAACTTCTGCGGGTAGCATCTTCTTAGATATTCTGACAGACAGATACGTTCAAACTGACTGTTAAATGCCCACTTTGTAATGGTCTCATCCGTCAGTGCATCAATGATTTTACCCGGTATCTCTTCTCCCTGTGCTAGGTCAACTACTCGCACCATCTCTCCGTCTACGGAATATCCAAACAGTAAGATTTCAAAATTCGGAGACTGCACGTACTTATATACACCGCACTTCTTAAGATCCACATCGCTGTATGTTTCAATATCTATACTTATATTTCTCATTTTGTCACCATCCTAAAAAGCAAAGCGGCAAGATTGCTCCTGCCGCCCCACCATCTTTTATACTTGTTTTACTTGAAATCGTTCATTCTTTTCTCATGATATTCAAGATCTCTTTTCTCTTTTTCAATCTCTCTCTTTTCACGTCTGCGGTCATAAATCAGATTCTGAATTGATGTAATCAGAATCGAAATGCTAAAGCATGACCACACTGCGAGTAATACGATTACCAAAATTGTCTGTACTGTTTCCATATGTTTTTACCATCCTTTCTTAAGATAAGAAATCATCCTCGTCATCTTCTGCAAAATCATCCTCTGCTCTAGACTTGCCGCCAAGAGGCTCTCCATCGGCAATCTTCTGCAGATTGTTAAGGCCACAAGCAATACCCTTATTGCCGTTAGAATTGAAGGCATAGAAGTTGATGCTGGCACGACCATAGACGCCACTGTACACTTCAGAGCGTTCCAAAATCGGCTGACGGTCTGCATCTACAATTCCCGGTGCAGATGCAGAATTGGCATTAATGAAATAGCTGTCTGCGTAAGCTGCATCGTCCGGACGTTCCAAATCTCCATCTCTCAGCGGAGTTTTAAGTACCTTGAGAGAAGGCACTGACTTGCTGTTTCCTTTGAGCTTGGATTCCCCTTCCTCATATGCTGCCTGGATAGCGGCTTCGATTTTCTTTACCGTTGCCACATCTGACTTCGGAATGATCAGGCTTACACTGTACTTCGGTGTACCACCGTTGATTGACTTTGGATCCCATACGTTTGCATAACTCCATCTTGTCTTAGGTCCTGTGATTACTTTTGTTGGGTTCTTATAATTCTTTGACATATTAGTTGTCCTCCTTAAAATCATTAAATGCTGTATTTTTCATTGCCGGACGCTTATCCGACATTGGTACTAAAGTTGGCTTACCCTGTGGTTTCTCGATCAATCCAGAGAGCAATTCTTCAAACTTGGTTTTGCCGAGCATCTTTGTCATAGCGGTAATGCCGATGACCTTTTTCTCATACGGATCATATCCGGCACTCTCTATTTTTTCTGCTACGGCTTTATCATTTACATATCTACGGTTGGAACGGCCTTCGACCAATTTCCACTCTTTCCACTCCTTACCGCTGACTGCCTTCTGAAGAGCATATTCTTTGATGTCGTTTGTCCAGGATACCAGTTCGTCTGCTTTTGCAAGAATGACCTCTATTTCATCATCTTCAAGACTTTCTGGCATCTCAAAATCATAACGAGCAAGTTCCAGATTGTATTCCGCTCTCTTTCGGCAGATCGCTTTGACCTTACAAAACTGACAGTGACTTCCGGCTTTGTATTCGCCTTCGCCCTTTGCCGCCAGCTCAGCTGTTGGTGCAAGTGTTTTTTCTGCCCAGGAAAGCAATGCTTCCTTTGAAATTGAAAAGGTGCTGACATGTTCTCTTCTTGGCTGAAAGATTGTCATTGTAATATCCTTGATGTCGTAGATCCCATCGAATAGAGATAATGCACCCAATGCATAACACATCATCTGCGGATTGTTTTCTGCTTCAACCAAAATCCCGACTCCATATTTAAAATCGATTACGGTCAGCGTTTCATCTGCAACAATGACACAGTCTCCGGTGCCAAATCCCTCTGGCACCCACTGTGAAAAATCCAGGTGCTGTTCAACAAGAACAATGGGATCACTGCACTTTTCTTTTGCTGCGGATAACTGCTCCATTACATACTGTGCATACATATCCGTGCAGTCTGCCATCTCTTCATCAAAGAAGGTAAGATCCTCGGTTGGATCTTTCGACTGCTGCCCCAGCGCAAGTTTTAGCTTATGTTCACAGAGCATATGAGCATCTGTACCCTGCAGGGCAAATTCGCTAGGCTTGTCCTTTTCCTTGGCACAAAGAAGTGCCGATGGCGGGCAGGCAAGCCACCTGTGACTGGAGGAAGCAGAAAGTACTGCGTGTTTATCCGGCATTCCCAATCACCTCCACTTCCGCAAGAAGCGCTGCATACTCTTTCGGATCTATGTCTGAAAGTCTGTTTACACCACGCTTTGTAAGGAGTGCTTTGACTTCTGCCGTATATCCCTTTCGAGATTTATCTGCCATGACTGCTCTTACATCTTCCAAAGAAAGTGTCTTTTCTTCCTTCGATGCTTTTTCTGCAGTCTTGGTCTTCGGTTCTGTTTTCTTTGCATCTTCCGAACCACTAAAGAGATTCTTTAGTTCTTCTGAGATACCGATGAGTGTGTTACCACATCTGTTCAGTTCTTCGATAAGTTGTGATAATTCGTTGACCTTGCCCATTTGGTTTTCCTCCTTCCCCTGTTTTTCCCTGTTTGCTGAGTGCACTTAAGTTCTCAGCAATTCTTTTTGACACTGCACTGATTGCAACAAGCGTATCCACAAGCTCTGCATCAAGCTGACTGCTGCTGCACTTTTCAGTGCCTGTTCTGCATCTGATTGTCATAGCTGACACCGTCCTTTCCGAGTGGCTTTACTGCCTCTCTGACAGTGAAAGGACATCCGGTTCTGGTTTAAGTACCATTTCAATAAAAATTTTGAAAAAATCTGCTCACCACAGATATTGGAAGTGATGAGCAGACAGAATGTTATTCAAAATCTTTCAGTCTTGTCTTAAGCTGAACCATAACCTTCTTTTTTCTCTTATTGACACCCTTCTGTGATAGATGAACGACCTCTGCAATCTGCTTCTCTGTAGCACCGTCACCAAACATTGTCATAATAGTGCAATCCATCTCTTTCAGTTCATCAAGAGCAGCATGGAGTTCAGCAATCATCTCCTGCTTTATAAGGTTGGCTTCCAAATCGACTCCATCGGATACTTCGTATTCCGTACTCTCATAAAGCTGATCCAGTGATACTGGCTGCATCTTGCTTTCATCTTCCTGTTTGCTGGCTCTCTGTCCCTGCTTGTCCTCTCTCCACAAAGGTCTCATGTATTCCAAGTATTGTTCCTTTGTTGCCGGAATCATGATGGCACGAACTGTGCGATGTCCAATCTTGGTCCATACTGCATCAGTCGATAAGTTATAACCGTTTGCAATGATAAAATCCTTTGATGCTTCATTTACCTCCATAGGGATGTAATACTGCTTTTCACTTTTTGTCTGTAAATTTTCCATTGTAGATCCTCCTTCGATCTGAAATCGAAGTGAGAATCCACACGGAACTTCCCATAAATATTGGCCATAAGAATGAATCCTCACTTCTTAAATGGCCAACCGTCCCAGTGGGTTGACTGTTATTAATCTGTTGCTGTCTCTCGGCTCTGGGCATCCTTGATCAGGGGATGAACCTTAAGACAGGTTTTGAGTGTCTGGCACTCAGATGAATTTGCAAAGTTTTTGCATCCTCATCTCGGTGTCAGACGTACTTATGTTAAATTCTCTTTGCTTTGCCAGGGCAACAAAAAAAGCCTGACAAAATACAGGTGCTTTTAACACCTATACTTCGTCAGGCCTTGCTCGCTACGATTACTATCGTGCGGCGATTCGCTCAGTACGAACTTTCTGATTACGAAAGCTGACCGCAATCACAGATTTACACATCGGACATTTTATTTTGATGATTCCAACTGTTTCTTCTGGATCTGCGTCAAACAATCTTTTGTTTTTACAACATGGACAAGCCACATGCATTTCCTGCAT